GTTGTTACTTGGGGTGGTGGTGTTGTTACTTGAGGTGGAGGTGTTGTTACTTGGGGTGGTGGTGTTGTTACTTGAGGTGGAGGTGTTGTTACTTGGGGTGGTGGTGTTGTTACTTGGGGTGGTGGTATATTTTTACATGTAGTTATTCCTGGTGGTAAAGATTCATCATTTATATATATAGATTTTGTTGTTGCTTGGGGTAGTTGTATTGTTGCTTGGGGTGGTGGTATATTTTTACATGTAGTTATTCCTGGTGGTAAAGATTCATCATTTATATATATAGATTTTGTTGTTGCTTGGGGTAGTTGTATTGTTGCTTGGGGTTGATAGTTATGCATAATTTGTTTATTTATTTCTTGGTTACATTGTTGCATTATTTTAGCATTCTCATTCATATCTGTATTACTTAGCGTAAGTATATGAGCACAACACTGAACATCAGGTAAAGGGCTCGGTAAAGTTAATTCCCTAGGTTCTGTTGGAAGGGTAGGTTGTACATTTTGTTGTTCCCATTCAGCTAATTTCTTATCAATATAATGAGGGGCCCATTTACACATAGACTTACGCCCACTCTTTGTGCATTCCTTGTCCTGATTATGTTTTTTCAATTTAGAGTCAAGCCAGTAATTTTTAGGATTATTTCTATCATAGAAAGCACAACATTGTGTACCATCATTAGCAAAAACAAAATCATCACCCCCTAACTCACGACATGCCGCATCTCCATACCAATTTGATGTACACCATTTTTCTTTGGTGTAACTTTTTAAGTCATTTAAAAAACTGTTTCGTGTCGCGTCCCATTTATTCTTGCTTTCAGTATATTTATTTTTATTTTCAAGATATTTATTATACTGTTCATTCCTTTCTTTTTGCTGGTCCCGAAACTGATCAAGTACTGCTGCTACTTTTGCGGCACTTTCTCTACATGAACAACTATCCTTTAATCCTTGAGATAAGTTTGATTTGTTACATATAGTATCTAATATATTATCACTCATTATTATACTATATAAATTTATATTTTAATATTTAAATTATTTATAACTAAGTTTACTAAATATGAAACTTATTTATTTTATTATAAAATAGTATTTTTATTCAATTAATAATTTATTAGACTGATAAAAAATTAGGCTTATTTATGTTATTATAAAATATTGTTCTCATTCAATTTATATATAAATTATTATAATTATGAAACCAAAAATAACTAATACTTATTATAAAATTATTATATCCAGAACTACGTTTATTGAATAATATGGATCCATATATAAAATCAAAAAGACAATCTAATAAATAAACAAAGTTCCAAATATGATTTTTATTTAAAACACATATGTAATATTTTAACTACTGGTTTATCATGGGTAAAGTTAGATAAAATAGTAAATATTAATTTGGTTTTAGTAAGAAAAAAATAATGGAATCCAATAAATGAGTATTATTAAGAGTTTTTGAAAAAGCATATAAAATTATGTTAAATTAATATAAACGTAAACAATCGAAGATCTCAATCTAATAATTATTTTATAGATTCTACCAATATAGCCTTAAATATTTAATAAATATTTTAAGGCATTAATTTTTTTGGTAAACTTGATTTTGGATATCCAAAGATCAATAATAAAATAATAAATACACAACGTAAACGAAGTTTCAAAATCAATAAAAATAAGTGTTATTATAGATCAAAATAGCGCACTACATTAAATATTATTATGTCTATTCAGGATGTAAAAATCATGGAAACTCAAATAACTGATAATTTAAAAAATAATAAAAAATCTAATTGGGTGATAATGGTTATATTAAAGGGGATAATTGTAGGAATAAAATTTATAATGAAAATAAATGGTTCCAATAAAATTAATTACACCTAAAAAACGTAATAAGAAAAATAATAACAAGGCATAAATGGTATAGATGAACTTTTATTATTGCTATTTTCAGAAAAATTATAATAATTTCAGAAAAATTAAACTAAACTACGTTCCGTTCCAAAATATTTATTTATAAAAAAATCTTATAAATGTGTTTTTTATAAAAAAATAAATAAACAAAGCTAACAAAGTTCCCATTATATTATTAATGACATATAAACGTAGTTTCTATAGATATTATAAATCTGGGGAATTACTTTTATATTCCATTATTCTAATAAAATGCCTATAAAAAATATAAACAAAGTTCCTAATATATTTAAATATAAAAGAAGTTCCCAAAACCAATAATATTACGCCTCAATTTATTCCCATTGGGTTAGTGTTTTCTGAAATGAAAACACTATTCAGAAAATTAAAACATACACAAAGTTTCCAATATTATAGAAGATATAAATTATATAATAAATAATATAAACAATGCTTCCCAATAATTTTATTAGCTATGTGAATTATTCATTAAATTGGGAACTTTGTTAACTACGTTTATTAATAATTATAAAAATTAATAGTTATTAATTTTTATAATTACATAATTATATCCAATAGCATAATACAAATATAGTGCGTTTAGGAAAAAAATAAAATCTTTTACATTTAGAAAGTTTAAAAATGTATAAATTGGGAACTTCGTTTATTTTAAAAAAATTAGTAATTTATTATTGTTATTTTCAGAGAAATTATAAAAATTTCAGAAAAATTATAAAAAATTTATAAATCTGTAATTATTGCATCCCCATAGAAATTATAAAAATTTAAAAAAAAATAAAATAAGTTAACGAAGTTCCCAAAATATTTTAATATATGGTTTAAAAAATAATTTTATATTTTTTCCAAAAATTTTATATTTTCTCTGAAAATAACAATAATAAAGTAAATATAAAATGAATAAACGTAGTTCCATATAACCTTTCATATGTCCATATATATACGCAAATAAAAAAATATATTATTATAATTTATAGCCTTGGGTCTATAGGTTTTGTTGGTTCTAGATTGGAAGGGAACTGTTCCCATTGAGTTATTCTATTATTAATATAATTATCAGACCATACACAAATAGGTGTATGTCCTAAATGGGTACATTTTCCTGATTCATCTCTTGATATACAACATTCAGAACCATTACTATAATTAACAAGATTATTATCTAATATAGTGCATGATTCATTTCCGGTATCATTTGTACAATGTCGCGTTATGCTATAGTTTTGTAATTCTTTCATATATGTATTTTTATTTTCCATCCATTTAGCGTGGTCTATGTTGAATGTATTTAATTCAGACATATAAATATCGTTATCAGTAATATCTGTATCAATAATATTTTCATCAGAAGGTTTATTTTGATTACTCATATTTTCTATTATTGTTTTTTTAGTTTGATTCATACATATATATGAACCATTAGCATGATATATACATCCTGACATATTATAATTCATGTATATATATAAATTAGATTTTATTATATATTTTATATATTTATATATAGGATATGTTTATTATCATCTCTTTCATTTAATGTTAATTATTGCTTTATTTATTTTAAAACTTCTAATTTAGAAATTAATTTTCTTCTAAACGCACTTGGAAAAAAATACACATAGCTCCCGTATTATTATATTATTAGTAATAATAAAAACACATAATTTAAAAATTAATAATATTAATATATTAAACCTATATGTACATTAATAAATTATTATTTATTGTTATTTTCAGAGAATAAATAATAATAGTTATAAAATATTTTTTTAATATTTTAAACTTTTTTATATATTAGTATATTCTATGAAAATATTTTACATTACTTTATATATAATTTGTTTCCATTACAATTACTATAGATAATATTTATCCATTTATTATGATTATTATGTAATTTCCATTTATTATCATCATTAGTAATTGGTTCTAATGCACTTTTTTTTTTTTTTAAATTATCTTCTATTTTATTAGATGCACATGGACATATATATTCTCCCGATGCCTCATATTTACAATTTTTATGCATTTTTATATATTATAAATTAGATATAAATATTTTAAACATATTATTAATATTATTATTAATGTTAAAATATTTTCAAACAACAAAAATAATTATACCAATACAAAATAAATGTTACGATATCGTAATTATTAATAATTATTTATGTTCTTCATTATTACAAAAATTATTATTTTATGATAATCATAAAAAGTTATATATTTTAAATTTATTATTAGTAAATAAACATTCTATACATATAGAAAATATATTTTTAGAAATATGTAAACATAAAATTATATTTATAAATAGCCCATTAATATATGGTTATTCTAAATATCAAATAATACAAATATTAAAATTGCTTAAATTATCTATTTATATAGATAAACAATATAATTATGAGTTATTTATTAAAAAGTTAAATATATTAGATATACCTAAAATTGAAAACAATTCAACAATATTAGAAAAAAAAATTATATTATTTTTAAATTATAGTAAAAAATTATTTAATAATTATGTAAATAATATAAATGATTGTAAATTATTTTATAATAATTTATTGAATATATCTATTACTTTTTTTGATTATATTATATATGATTTATATGATATAAAATATAATAAATTGTCAAATATTAGTGTTAATAATTTTATAAAAATTAAAAAAGAAATATTAAATTATATTATAATATTATTAAAACAATCACCCATTACAGATAATTTAAAATTAAATATTTTTATAGATCTATTAATAAATAATAATATAAATGCTAAATTATTTAAAATAGAAAGAATAGATAAAATTGTGAAATATATAATAAATATAAATTATATGAAAGGTTTATTATCTAATAATATTAATATGACGCATTTAGAAATAATTATTGAAATTATAGAAATTGCATATAGAGGAATTAGTAAAGAATTTATTAATTATCCATTAATTAAAATTTAAATTGAATATTATATATCAATTAACTAAAAATATAATTATAACTAATAATGATATAATTAGTTGTGATATTTTAGAATATTATAAAAAGAATTTGTTAATTAATAATATACATACATATATACAATTGTAAAAACTATAATTAATTTTAATATATAAAACTATATTTATGTTATATTATAAACTTTTAGAAAATATTTAATTTTTTGAAAATAGTAATGAAAATTATAAAAAAATTATATAGAAATATGTTTATTTATTGTTATTTTCAGAGAAATTATAAAAATTTCAAAAAAAATAAATTACGTTCTACTAAAATTTTTAATTTAAAATTTAAATAATTAATATTATTGTCTAATATAATAATTTAATAATTATTTCTATTTTTATAGAAATAAAATTGCGTTTCAAAAGTTTAGAAAAATTAAACTATGTTCCAAAATATTTTATAAAATATGAACTATATTATAAATCAGGAAAACGGATTTTATATTCCATTATTTAACTAAAATGTCTATAATATGTAGTTATTGATTCAAATAAACATGATATAATATATTGTATGATCAAACACAATAATAAATTTTATTATATTCAATTTTAACGAAATTATAAAATTGGAATAAAAAAATATAAACAACTATTAGAAAATAAAAATTAAATTCTGTATTATCCAAATATTATCAAAAAGTTATTTATAGAACTTTTAAAATGAATAAATATATAAATACATGTAGAAGATAATATGGTAAATATAATAGAAGTATTAATATTTGATAAACCTGAAAATTATGAATATAATTGGGTCTAATTATCTATTATAATTATATTTATTATTATTTTTAATTGTAAATTGTATAATTTCTAAGAATTTATTATAATTTATCTAATATTTTTGTAACGTAGTTTATTGTTTATAAAAACATAAATAATTAAGAATCAATAATCATAATATTATAATAAACATATATAGGAAGCACAATTTATTAATAGTTTTATTTTTAATAAGGTTCTAATAAATACTTATCATAACTAACGATGATAAACAGGACCATTTAATAGATTATAATAAAAATGATATTAGTTTTTATTATAAAATAATATTAATTATTATAATATTATGGATACTATACATAAATTAATATCTGAATCAAATAATGAATATAATAATAGAATAAAATATATTGAAAAATTATTAGCTAACAACATTACATTAAAAGAAGCTATTAGAATGTCTAAAGTTTGGTATTGTATTAAATATAAGAACTGTTATTATAATAAAGAATTATATAAATACATAATTAACTATGATAAATAATACTTTATTTAATAAAAGATTATTTGATAATACAAAATTAAAAATTACTATTACCATTAATAAGATATTATTGTTATTTTTAGAGAAATTAAAATATTTTGGAATGGAAAGTAGTTTAATTTCTCTGAAAATAATAATAAATAATAATAAATAATAATAAATAATAATATGTCTTATAAAGAACTACAATATATACACATATATATATATATTGACGTACGTTTAATTTCAACAAGCTTTTAAATGAAAAAAAATAATTAATAATAATTTTTATTATTGTTATTTTCAGAGAAATTAAACTGCGTTCCTAAAATTTTAAAAAAATTAAACTAAACTACGTTCCGTTCCAAAATAATTTTAAATCTTACATTATTTCTATTTTTTTTCATTTGTATAATATATAAATTTCATATGAAACCCACAAAATATGATATATTTAAAATATATTCATAATAATATTGTAAATAATTATTTATTAAAACTTGATAAATCATCAAAATTATAGGACATATTTATTATAATCTTATTGAAAATAATAAATGATACTTTATATTTATTATCATAATTAGCGTTATTTTAATTATTAAATTATTTTTTGTTTATTATTAATTTACGTATTACACAAAATATTAATTTTAATAATAATCTCAATTATTTAAATTATTAATTTTTATTTTTAAATAAACTAATAATAAACAGTAACTGAAAAAAATATAACATGTCCAGTTAAATAAATAGATAATAATTATAATAATAACATATATAGGAAGCACAATTTATTTATAATATTATTTTTAATAATGTTATAACATGTTATATTTTTAAAATGATAATAAACAGTAAAATAAACATAATGAAATAAATATGTTTATTTCAAATAAAAATTTTATTATAATAAAAATATTTAAATAAAATATTTTTAATTAAAAAATTTTTATTAGGAGGATTAATTAACAAAATTGATATATTAATATTTTATTTTAGTTTCATTATTGATAATTTGATAAAATAATAATAAAAAATAAAAATTGATAAATTAATTTTTTACTTTTTATTATTATTTTATCAAATTACCGTAGCCATTTTGGCTCAAGCATTTCTTAACTAGGATTAAAAATAAATAGTTATAAATATCAATGCACACTAATTTATGTTTAGTTCGTCATTGTAAATATAATAATACACATGTAACATTAGGTCATCAGTGTGGTTTATGTAAAAGTTATGGACATGGAAGATGTGAATGTCGTTCTTTAGTAGCTAAAAACAATTTGAAAGAACAACCTCAATATAATAATATTTTACCCGTTGAATTGCAATGTAAATTTGGTAATTGTGAATATAAAATATTTCATACTACTGAAGGACACCAATGTAAAACATGTAATAAATTATTACATTCTACAAATACATGTTTGTATAAAAATTATAATTTACAATGTCCTATATGTAAAATACAACAAAGTATAAATATTAATAATCAACGTGTGTATGATTCAGAAAATGTATGTGTAATTTGTATGGACAATAAAGTAGAATTAATTATGAAGTGTAAGCATCTTGTATTTTGTATTGATTGTTTTAAAAAATATAATGGTGAAATAATAAGTTCTGATATTAAAAAAGAAAATATATTAATAAATGAAAAATATGATATATCAAATATTAAAATATTATTTAAATCTACACCATCATATATTAAGTTTCAATATGATGAAAATAATATTACACTTATAAGAAGATTAAATATAACTTCTCAAATAGAAGGTTTAACAAATATAAATGAAATTGATAATAATTTTATTGATGGTTATGAAGAAATTACAACAATAAATAATCCTAGATTATATAGATTAATATAGTATTAAAAATAAATATATAAATATATTTATTTTCAATAAGGTCATACTAATTACTAATCATATTAGAAGATAATAACTATGTTCATATTTAGCTGCATAAATAATTGTTGTCATGAAAACTAAAAAAAATTATTATTATTCAATATATTATGAAATCATAATCTTTTTTTTTATATTTTATATAATATATTTATAAAATAAACTTTATTAAGATCATTTATTTTATAAATAAATTTTTATAAATTAAATTATATTTTTTAATAAATTGAATAAGAATAATTATTTATCATAGTAATAATATCAATATAAGGAACTTTATTCATTCGATATAAATATAACTTTATTAATTAATTTTGTGTATATTATAAATATATTTTTATCAATTATTGCTATTTAAAGAGAATAAATAAACCCACTTTTTGTTCCATCAAAATATTTATTTTTTCTGTCCAATTTCTCCTTTCATATCAAATATTATTATTTTTAAAGTGGATTGAGGATTTTTTAATATACTTAACATATTATTTAATGCAATTTTTACAAATTTATCATAATTATTTGATAAAAAATCCCGAAATGAAAAAGTATAACCACCTGTTATTTTTTCTTCGTATGCATTTACATTACAACCAACTAAAGGTAATAATAAAAATTCTATATTATTATTTATAGCACATAATATAGTAGCACTTAATGCAGCAATTAAACCTTTGACATATAATCTAAGTCCATCTATAGTATTTGTCATTTGTGGATCTATAGTTCTAGTCATAGAGCCTGTTAAAGTTCTTCCTTCATTAGTATTTGGAGAAAATGTAAATAATAAATATACATTTTTTTTATTCATATAATATGTGTATACAGAATAAACTAAAAAATATATCATAATATTATTATATTTTTTAGTATAATCATGTCCTTGTATTGTCATATTTCCGTTACTCATAAATAATCCCCACCGATTTTTAATACTTTTGTTATATAAATCTTGTGCGATTTTAATATTTTCAGAAAATGAATCCATCTGAAACCAATCATATAATATACTTTCTTCTTGCGGTAATCCTTTTTTTGGAAGATCTTTTAGATTTATATTATCTTTTGTTATTCCCCCCCCTGGTCTTCCTGAATTACCAGCTATACATAAACCTATTGTAGAATTACCATCAAGTGTTGTAATATAGTCTTGTATAGATATGTTTTTTATTATATCAATGTCATATTTATCAAATTTTATTGTTTGAAAGTCTATATTAGATATAGTATGAATATTATAATTATTATGTATGTTTTTTTCTATACTGTCTATAGTTGTATCTTCCTTAATAATTTGTTTATAATTATCTAAGTTGGAATATGGTTTTGCGGTTGATGTTATCTTTATAATCTCACTTAAAGGTATACGGGTAGGAGATATATTTTGTGCAGCATTTTGTTGGGGTTGACTAAACTGTACTGGTTGATTTAAATGGTCTGTTGGTTTTTGTAAATGAATAATAGGTGTTATAGTTCTTTGATTATTAGAACTATTTCTTCGGATATTAGAAGATCTATTTCTTCGGATATTAGGAGATCTATTTCTTCGGATATTAGAAGAATTATTTCTTCGGATATTAGGAGATCTATTCCTTCGGATATTAGAAGATCTATGCCTTCGGATATTAGGAGATCTATTCCTTCGGATATTAGGAGATCTATGCCTTCGGATATTAGGAGATCTATTCCTTCGGATATTAGGAGATCTATTCCTTCGGATATTAGGAGATCTATTCCTTCGGATATTAGGAGATCTAGTCCTTTGGATATTAGGAGATCTAGTCCTTCGGATATTAGGAGATCTAGTCCTTCGGATATTAGGAAATGTAATAAGTTTTAATGGTATTTTACTTAATTTTTTTCTTGAGTTGCTTATATGATGTATTAAATATTTAGATTTATATTTATTTAAATATGTATTAATATAATTAATTTTATATTTTTCAGTATCTGTCATAATTAATTTATTAATATTATTATCATTAATGTTAACAAAAGAGTATTTTTCATATTTAAATTTTAATAATAATTTAAAATATTTATATTTATATTTAGTATATTTATTATAATATAATTCATCCATATTATAAACTGAGAATATATATTATTATTTAATATATTCTATTATTTTTTTATTTGTTAAAAATATTCTTATTCAATTTATTATAAAATTATGATCTTAGTTATTCCCATTTTCAAAGAAATTATAAAAATTTCAGAAAAATGAATATATTGTTGACTAATTTATTATATAAAATAAATTATTAGACGTAATATTTAAATAATTAAATATAAATAAATAAACTATGTTTAATTTCATATAGTTTTTATTTAGTTTTAATATATTTTCAAAGTATTTATAATATTTTAGGTAACAAGATAAAATAATAATTATTTTATGTGTGTGATTAACATTAAAAATACTCTAATTTGAGTAAGCAGCTCCAGCCATTCCAGACATAACACGAAGAATATTATAATTTACGGTATATATATTAATATTAGATCCGGAGCCAACAGTATAATCATTACTATTAGCAGTACTATTACCGGAGACAGGATTATTATTTAATATTTGTGTTTGATATCCACAATCAACCTGAAGAGTTGCATTATCAATTCGTGAAAAATTACATGTTCCGGATGGTTGATGATCTTCTGGTTTCAAAGCAAAACTATACACATTAATTCCATCTGCAGGAGTATTTGAAAAATGTTGCCATGGTTGAACATAATTGAAATAATTACCATCTCTACCTTGAAAACGATCATGACCATTTAGTTGAAGTTTAGCATATACACATGGATTATCACTTCCATCAAGCCAATTCCCATAATTAGTATAATCTACAATATTATATTGTACAGTTGTTAATATTTTTCGTATAAGGCCCGGAATAGATTCTTTGGATACTAATAAATTTTTATCCATATCTAATATATCAGAAATAAGCTTAGTTATATCTGGTACAGTTAATAAATTACTGATAACTATACAATTATTTAATAGATCATTAACTAATTCTTGTGTAATATCACCAATTACGGCGGCGGGGGTTGTTATTTTTGATGCTTTTAATACTCCTGGAGAAGTTATTCTAACAGGTTCCGGGTTTGTCGAAGTAGCGGTAAGACCATTTTGTGAAATTAATTTTACATTAATTTTATTTAATAAACCATATAATTTTGTTCCATCAATAATTCCTTCTTGCCGTTCACCATCTATTAAATCTCCAGCAGCCGCGGAAATATTCGGCTCTCCGCCTTGTTCCAATGCTTCGTTTATTATAAAACCAAAATTATTAAATGTTAATCCTTTACGCGATATAATAAATAATAATTTAGCAAATATATCACATGCATTATTCCAATTTCCATCAGGTGCATATGTAATCCATGCATTAGTATTGTTAAACCGTGATAATTTAGGAGTCCAAATAAGATATTTACATGGATGATTAAAATTAAGCCGAAATTTATTAGATGAATTTGATAGTGCTTCTGAACCAGTAAATTGAACTTGCTCTATCAAATATTCGTGTGATGCTTGCGCAAAACGCTTACGCTCCTCACTATCTAAGTATATATAATCAATTAAAAGATAATTGTCTCCCATTAATTGATAATCAGTTGTGGTTGGTTTAGTTGTTCCAATATAATTAATACATGAATTAAAATCTAAATATTGAACTGTAATACGAACATCATGATATTGTAAAGCAATTAAAGGTAAAGCAAGACCATTATTTCGGTTAAACCAATAAATAAATGGAACATATAAAGTATAACCTATTTTAGGGTCCTTAGTAATCTGTGTAAGTTCAGAAATATTACCTATCATTTTATCATATCCACGTTCTTGTCCTACTTTATGTGTTAATTCATACCAAATATTAAGCCAGTCACCGTATTGTTCATCAATTTTAGATCCTCCAATTTCTATTTTAGTTTCAGCAATAAGTGCATGTCCTAGTCTCTTAACATATCCCCAGGCTACACTATTTGGTATTGTTTGAGATTTAAGATTTACTACAAGATACATATTTGTAATAAGATCACCATTACGATTAATATTGCATGTTACAGTTCGAGAAAAATCACCTGCGCCATTCCATGTTTGTTGTATTGGTTCAACTGAAAAATTTGTATGTCTACGATAAACAACTTTGAAAAAAGTTATCTGAGGGTTGCCGCTCAAATACTGATCTTGGGCTCCGTATGCGACTAGTTGCATTAATCCGCCTCCCATGTATATATATATATATAATATCAGAAAATAATTTTTATATTATTTTAAACACAAATTTTGACTGATAAAATTTTAAAATATTTTTAAATAAATTTTTTTAAAATTTTTTTAAAATATTAATTTTTTATAATAAAATTTCAAAAATTTAGATTTTTATTTTTATAAAAAAAATGATATTATTTTATATAGAAATATAATATTATATTATAATTATATGTCTAAATCTAAGTCATCTAGATTATGTATTTTTGAAAACTGCCAAAAACGCGCATCATTTAATTATAATGATGAATTAAAAGGAACTTATTGCGCCCAACATAAATTAGAAAATATGGTTGATGTTCTTAATAAAAAATGTTATTATGAAAACTGTAATAAAAACCCAGGATTTAATTATGAAGGAGAAACTAAAGGTATTTATTGTAATGATCATAAAAAAGAAGGAATGATTAATATTAAAGATAAAAAATGTATTCATGAAGGATGTAATAAATTACCTGTATTTAATTTTCCAAACGAAATTAAAAGATTATATTGTAATGATCATAAACTAGAAGGAATGATTAATATTAAAGATAAAAGTTGTATTTTTGAAGGATGTATGACTAGACCTAATTTTAATTATCCTAATAATAAAAATGCTTTATATTGTTCTACACATAAATTACCTGATATGATTGATATTACACATCGTAAATGTATTTTTAATAATTGTTTATTAAATCCATCATACAATTATATAAATGAAACAAAAGGAATTTATTGTAATCAACATAAATTAGAATCAATGGTAAATGTAGTTGATAAAAAATGTATATTTGAAGGTTGTAATAAAATACCATCATTTAATATTATTGGCGAAACTAAAGCTTTATATTGTTGTTCTCATAAATTAGAAAATATGATAGATATTAAAAGTAAAAAATGTATATATGATAATTGCATGAAAAATGCTATTTATAATTATAGTAATGAAAAATCTCCTATTTATTGCGCCCCTCATAGATTAAATGGAATGATTGATGTACATAATAAATTATGTAAAAGTCAGTGGTGTTTTACTCATGTAAACACTAATAAATATGATGATTATTGTCTTCACTGTTATATGCATTTATTTCCTGATAAACCAATAACAACAACTTATAAAACAAAAGAACGAACAATAGTAGATTATATTAAAAATGAATTTCCAAATTATGATTGGAGTATAGATAAAGTAATTAAAGATGGCTGTTCCCGACGGCGTCCAGATATGTTATTAGATTTAGGTTATCAAGTATTAATTATTGAAATTGATGAAAATCAACATATTGATTATGATTGTTCATGTGAAAATAAAAGAATTATGGAATTATCACAAGATGTTAATCATAGACCTATTATATTAATTCGGTTTAATCCTGATGACTATAATAAAAATAATACAAAAATAGTATCTTGTTGGATTGTAAATAAGTCTGGTTGTAATATTAAAAAAAATAAAAAAGAAGAATGGGATAATAGATTAAATACATTGAAAGAACAAATAATTTATTGGATATCTCCAAATAACAAATCTAATAAAATTGTAGAAGTTATACAATTATTTTATGATGAATAAAATTTAATAATAAATTTATTATTAAAAATATTAAAAGTTTACACACAATTAAGAAATGTATATTAGATATATACCAAATATTTTAAATCTTATTTTTTTAATAATTTCTATTATAACCTTTATAGAATAAATAGTTTTTTTTGTAAAACTTACTATTTGATGATTTTTTAATATTATTTTATAGAAAATAATTTAAGAATTATTATATAATAATATTATGCATATACTATAGACATTTATATTTAATAGATATATAACTATTTTTATAAAAAAATAATTATATTATTATTTATAGTTATTAATATTAGGATTATTATATATTAAGCTATTTACTAAGTTTTTTATAAGAATAATAAAGTATTTAAAATTGTTTACCATCTATATAATCTCAAATAATAAATATAATATTATTGTAAAAATTATATAATTATTTTATGATGAATAAAAATTAATAATAAATTTATTAATAAATTAAGTTATAAAAAATTTGATATTCAATTTATATTTTGCTATTTTAAGAGAAATTATACAAATTAGAAACTTTGTTAACTTTGTTTATTAAATATTTTAATTACAATATACACACATATATATTTATTATCTTATAGAATAAATGAAGTTTCATAGAATATTATTTATGTTTAAAATTATATATATTCGTGAAAAATAAATCTATACTTGTATATATGCTATTATATATAATTATAAAAATTAATAACTATTAATTTTTATAATTATTATTATTATTTTCAGATAAATTAAATTGCGTTCTAAATATTTCAGAAAAATTTATAAAATAATTTATCTTAAAATATTGCATCTTTAGAGATTTTTTATAATTTCTTTAAAAATAATATATTATTAATCTAAGAAAAATTATTATTTATTCTTCAATTATTATAAAATTATAATCTTATTTATCTGATAATAACAAATTCATAAAATACATTTTATTTATAAAATTAATAAAATTAACAAAGGTTTCTATATTTTTGTTAAATAAATAAAGTTAATAAATTATGGTTATTATTATTCTAAATCATTCTATTAATTTATTATAAAATCATAATCTTATTTAATTTATAAAATATGTAAATTTAATAAAGTTTCCATCAAATAGGCAAAGTTTATTTTATAAATATTTTTTATAAACTATAAAAGAATATGATTTATTGTTATTTTTAGAAAAAAATAATAATAATTTGAATAAGAATATTTTTTATTAGTTTATTTTTGTGTATTTAAATTTTAATTTATTATGAAATAAATACTTATATTATTTAACTTATTGGATATATTTATTATTATTAAGTATGATTAGTGTTTATTATAACCTTATTGAAAAAAAAATATATAAATAAATTGTGCTTTCATATATGTTTATTATTATAATTAGCGCCATCTTAATTATAAAATTAGTTTTTATTTATTATTAATTTACGGGAACTTTGTTTATTACATAAATTATTAGTTTTAATAATATAATTTAAGTATTATTAAAACTAATAAAATAATAGATAATTTCATTAATCCAATTATTTAAATTATTATTTTAAATTTTTAATTTTTAAATAAACTTATAATAAACAGTAAATGAAATATATGATAATAAACATGTCAATTATTAAAACTAATAATAAATTAAATGTTATTTTTAATAAAGATACAATAATACAAATATATAATGTGTTAAACTTAAACAAATAAAATAGTAAAATAATAATAAAAATAAATGAAGTTTTAAAAAAATGATAAAATAATTTTACATATGTTTACTATTATTTTACTACATTACCGAAGTTAAAAAAAAAATAAATATAAATAAAAAATATATAGTAAAGATATATATTTTTTATATATATTTATTTTTTTTTTAACTTGGGATAAAAATTATATTTAAAAATAAAAAAATAAAAAAATGATAAATCAATTTTTTATTTGTTCATATCTAAATATAATTTTCATTAGGGATGGTTTAGTAAAATAATAATAATAAAATAAAAAATTGATAAATCAATTTTTTATTTTATTATTATTATTTTACTAAACCACCGTAGCCATTTTGGCTCAAGCGCTTTCCTAAGATCGCTTCCGAGTGATTATTAGGAATCTTCCAACATCGCACCACGGTTGTGTGACGACATATTGTCAATCGCACAAATGCCAAACCGGAGCTTGAAGTTCAAGAAGCCTATATGGTGGAAGAAGAAAACCTCAAGTCATAAGAATAAGTCTACTGACACGATTATTAATCATACTAACATTATTATGGATGGTCTAGAGCATATATCTAAGCAAGTAGTGAAGTTCGTTGAACAACACAATACGCGCAATAACAAAGAGCAACGTGAAGACACACCGAACGTAAAGCTCCATCATGAAGAAGAAACAGAAAAATACGAAAAGATATGGCAGATGCTAGCGGCTTCATATGAACAGAAAGAAAAGCTACGCAGACAGGTTGAAGAGCTAAACAAACTACTAGAAGATAAAACCAACAAAATTACAAAGATATGCGCAGAATATGATAAACTCATGGAAGAGCTTTTTCAGACGAATAAAGAGCTTGACCTGAAGGAAGAAGAGCTTATCCTGAAGGATGAAGAGCTCTATCAGAAAAATGAAGAGCTCGACCAGAAGAATAAAGATTACGAATTGCTCTATGAAGAAAACACACAACGCACAAAAGAAGTTTTAGAGTTACTTCAAGAACTCAATCAGCAGCACGAAGAACGCAAAGAAACACTCAAGAGTGTACTTCATCCACATCAAGTGATGCCACACCATGAGGAAGAACAAACACCTTTTGTAGGCTTTGCAAACATGCAAGCCTGTCCGCCGCCTCCTCAATCAGTTCATCCGAGACCACAATCATTACATCGTGATGTGTTGCCTTTTGTTTCAAACGTTCACTCAAAACAACAATTGTCTGTTCCGGACAACGGCATCATAGAGTGGTACATTAAACTGTTGGAAGAATACAATCAAACCTACTATCGTAATCCACCGCCGAATAAACTGATATGCCGAGTCTACCGCAAAAATGGATTCTGTACTAACGAGTTATGTATCTATTCTCACGAAGACTTAAAGCGTCATGCTAATGACAATAACGGTTACAATTTATGCTTTTGCATGGCAGGTTTCAATGATAAATGTTTACATAATGAACACGGACAGTGTAGTAAAAATCACATTGGACGCGGATTACCTGGTGATCTTCCAAATCCTCCCGAAGGCTATCATGTTATAATGAGTCAAGGACATTTGTTTTTGATGGAGAATGAAAAGTAATACATCCACCGCGGTACCATCAGCAATTTTACGCATTTGTTAGATTTTTAGTTATTTTTTTAAAAAAAACTTTTTCTTTAAAAAAAATTATTAAGTTTATTATTATTTACATAAATTATATATATTTAAAAAAAAATATAAATTATAATTTATTTGTAACTTAATTTATTTTTATGATTTAATTATTACAATGTATTCTTAATTTACTTAAAAATAAATTTTAAGTTTAATAAAGGACATATTTATTATCATATGTTTCATTTACTGTTTATTATCAGTTTATTTAAAAATTTAAAACTAATAATTTAAATAATTATAGTTTCTATTATTTTATTTAAAAGAACTTCGTTTATTGATTTTAATAATAATTTAAATAATTTGGATAATTTGGATAATACGTAAATTAATAATAGGACCTGTTTATTATCGTATGTTCTGATTATAAACATGTTTATTATAATTAGTGCAATCTTAATTATTAAATTAGTTTTTATTTATTATTATTGTTATTTTCAGATAAATTATAAAAATTTCAGAAAAATTATAAATAAATTTTTAAATCTTAAATTATTTATCTTCAGAGAAATTATAAAAATTAAAAAAACATAAAATAAACTACGTTCCATTCCAAAATATTTTATTGTTATTTTCAGAGAAATTATAAAATTTCAGAAAAATTATAATAAATTTATAAATTTTTAATTATTGCATCCCTATATAAATTATAAAAAATTTTAAAAAAATAAAATAAGTTCCCAAAATATTTTAATTTATGGTTTAAAAAATTATTTTATAATTTTTTTGAAATTTTTATAATTTTTCTAAAAATAGCAATAATAGTTTTTAATAAAATAAAGTTTCTAAAAAATATTTGGAACTTTGTTTATTACATAAATTATTTTTGTTTTCAGTAAAATTATACAAATCATTTTTAAATCTTAAATTAAAATATTAGAACTATATTTATAATTTTTTCTAAGTTTATCTAATATTTTTAACCCATCATAAAATTTAATAATTGCAACCCTTTCACAATTGGTTGTATTTGTTTATGTCTATTAATACACCACTGTGTTTTTTGATGTTTTAATATATCATTTTCTATATTATTTTTTAATACTTTATTACATTTAATACATCTATACATTTCCATTTTATTATCATATTTAGAAAGATTATGAGTTGTACTATTATCAGGAATTGCGGAACTTTGTGTATTATCTATTAATTGTAATAAGTTATTATCACTATTTATCTTATAATTATATATATCATTACATTTTTTTGTTTTTTGATGTTTAATAATATTATTAATATTACTTATTGATGATTCACATTTAATACACCTATATGTTTTATTTTCATCATCAAAATATGTTAAATTATTTTTATCCATATATTAATATAATATAAATATTTTATTAATTATATTATAATAAAATATTTATATAATTTTTAGTTTATATTTTTAAAAAAATATTTTACTTATTTAAAAATATACAATTACTAATTTTATTTATATTTTATTAAAATTATTAATACAATACAATTCTATTTTTTATAACTAAAACATACATTTTTAAATATTTTTAAAATATTTAAAAATATATGTAATATAAATAAAAAATTTTATTATTACTAAAACTAATAATTATTAAAATTGTGTTAATTATATTATTACTATTATTATAAAAATTATTAAAATAAACATGTCTAAAATTACATATTTTGAAACTAGTTTAATTTTTCTGTAATTTTTAGAATGTGTATAATTTATCTAAAAACAATAATAAATAATGATTTAAAAATTATATTAATATAATATTATATTAATGGAATTAATAACTATTGAAAATAAACAATATATACTAGGTGATTATATATTAAATAATGCATTAATGTATTCTAAAGGGGTTAGATCATCAAGAGAGTTAGTAAAAAAAAAAAATATTAATGAAAAAAAATATATATATGCTAGATATGTAAATAATCAATGGATAAAAACAGAAGGAAAATCAATAAAATTTGATAAAATATTAATCAGATATGATTATGCAAAATTAATAACAGAATTACAATTAATTGAAGATAATAATAATAATAATAATAATAATAATGTTAATCCAATAACAATAATAGAAGATACTAAAATAGAAGAAGCCCCTAAAATATTAATATTAGAAGATTCAGAAAAATTTAAAGATAATTCAGGAAAAATATTAGAGATAGAAACACGAGGCGACAGAAATGTAGAAAGTATATATTTTAAGGTGAAAGACATTATGATTATTTTTGAGATTCCTAATTTAATAAAAACAATTACGGATAAAAGATATGATGGTTTTAGTGAACATATCCATTATAAATATTTTAATTGTATAAAAATCGGGGAGCCCGTAAATACAACAAATAAAAAAAATATAGTTAAAGAATTATATTTAACTTATGAAGGAATATTAAGAGTATTATTTGCCTCTCTATCACCTAAAATTAAAAAATTTATTAAATGGGCTACTGAAACTTTATTTGCTATTCAAATTGGAACTATAAACCATAAACATATATTAGTTTCAAATATATTAGGTGTAAATGCACAAACAATAAAGGAAGTATTTAATACTTATGCTAATACAATAACATGTATATATTTATTTACATTTGGATATGCTAAAGATTTAAGAGATTCTATGAATATTAATGATTCAATTAATAATGATTCTATAATAGCTAAATTTGGATTTACTAATAATTTAACAAGAAGAACCCAAGAACATATAAGAACATATGGAAATATAAAAAACTGTGATTTAAAATTAAAAAATTATATTTATATTGATCCACAATTTTTATCAAATGCAGAAAATGATATTAAATATTTTTTTACTGTATTAAATTTAAAATTAAATTATGAAAATTGTAATGAAATTGTAATTATTCCACAAAATCTATTAAAAATAGTTTCCGATAAATATAATCATATAGGTAAACAATACGCCGGTCATATAGATGAACTAAATATAAAAATAAAAGATTTAGAAAATGAATTATTAAAAGAAAAATATATTAATGAACTAGATAAAGAAAAACATAAAAATGAAATGAAAGATAAAGAATTAGAGATAGAAAAATGTAAAAACGAATTAGAAAAAGAACAACATAAAAATGAAATATTAAATTATAAAATAATATTATTAAATAATAATATTAAATAATAATGAAACATAATTTAATGTTATTTTCAGAAAAAAATAAAATAATTTTAATAATAATTATTATTTTATTTATTATCGTGTTCAGATAATAAATAAAATAATTTTATAAAATTTTTGGAACTTTTTTTATTTTCTCTAATAATGCAAAAAAATTTAAGATTTAAAAATTATTTTGGAACTTATTTTAATTTTTATAATTTTTTTAAAAATAACAATAATTTATATATTTAATATCTAAAAAAATATATTGTTTTACTGCAAATAAGAATAAATAAAATTATTTATTTTTATTTTCAGAAAATTATAAAAATATTTTTAAATCTTAAATTAAAAGATTTTATAATTTATATAAATATAGATTTATATATTTAATATATTTTTTTTATATTAATAATTTATTTTTTGTATAACTATATTATTAATAATTTTATAACAATTTTTACACATATTTTTAATAATTGAAGATATAGTTATTTTATAATAATTTTCTGAATATGAAGAGTTACATAAATTACATTTATATTGTTTATCATTTATAATTTCTAATATAATTAATACAGAACGTGAAGATGATTCTATAGTTAAACCTGGCGGTGAAGATATATTTGATTTAGGCATAGTATATATATCTAATCCTGGCGGTGGTTCTATTATATTATTTAATGTATTATATGAATAAGTTAATTTTTCTTTATTATTATATTTCATAATAAGTATATTATATTTTTTATTAAATTGTAATTCATTTAATTGTGTTATATCTATATTTTCTATTACTAATTTTATATATATATCAAATAATTCTAGAGATATTATAAAATGATGATGTAATTTTTTTATTATATTATCTAATTCTATTTGTTTATTTGGAGGTAAATAATTTATAAATACATAATTATATTCTGCATATTTAATAAATATTCCTTCATTACTTAATTTATTTAAAAAAGAATATCCTGATTTAGGTATTCTATTAAATTTTAATCCTATTATATAACTTATATTTGGATCTTCGGGATTATAATAAGTCTCATATAAATCATTTTTTATATTTTGAATTTTGTTAAAAAATGTATTAGTTATATTTTGCATCGTTGTCATTGCACAAATACAAAATAAACTAATATATTATTGGAATATGTGAGAAAAACGTGTAACTTGAGCCAAAATGGCTACGGTAAAATTTATATTTAAAAATAAAAAAATAAAAAATTGATTTATCAATTTTTTATTTTTTTATTATTAAATATTTATTATTATCTATTTCATTTACTATTTATTATAATTAAAGTTATTATTTAAAAATTATAATTTGTATAATATATAAATTATTATAATTTTTAAAAAAAATATAAAAATAGCAATAAATTAAATTTTATGGATAATTTATTATTATTTTTAGAAAAATTAAACTAAACTACGTTCCGTTCCAAAATAATTTGTAATCTTAAATTATCACATCATCAGATCCAAAAATTTTAATTTATGGTTTAAAAAATTATTTTGAAACGGAACGTAGTTTAGTTTAATTTCTCTGAAAATAACAATAAAAAAGTATTTTATAATTTCTCTAAAAATAGCAATAATATTGGACCTGTTTATTAGCGTCTGTTATGATTAGTATTTATTATAACCTTATTGAAAATAAACAAAATGTCCAACTATAAATAAATTGTGTTTCTATATATGTTTATTATTATAATTAGTGTCATCTTAATTATTAAATTAGTTTTTGTTTATTATTAATTTACGGGAACTTTATAAACTTTGTTTATTAAATAAATTATTAGTTTTGATAATAATTTTAATAATTTAAATTATTATTAACTTCATTAATCACAATTATTTAAATTATTATTTTTGTAATTTTTAAATAAACTGATAATAAACAGTAAATGAAACAGATGATAATAAACAGCCCATTTTATAAAAAAATGATATTTATTTTTATAAAAATATATTTATTTAAATATTATTATGTCTATCACAATACCTATAATTAGTTTATCAGGTGAAACATTATTTACATTTAGTTATGATAAAAATAATGATAATATAATTAGTTTATTACATGATACAATTCAACAACATTATAAATATTATTATCTTATTATAAATGATAAAAAAATAATATATTATAAATTATATACACACGAAACAAATATAGATATAACAAATATAAAACATATTATAATTATTATAATTCATGAAAGTTTAGGTAAAATAATAGAAAAATTACGAAAATATACGGGAACATTTAGAATATCGTATTTTATTGAAAATATAAATAATGAAATAGTAGATTATATTATAAATAATAAAGATATATTATTATTAATTTTAAAATATGATTTTAACATACTTGAATTATTATCTGAAAATATAATTAATGATCAAGATTTTATTTTAGATTTAGTAAAACAAAATGGAGCTATATATAAACATAAAATAATTCAAACAAAATACAAAAACGATAAACAAATCTTAATGGAAGCAGTAAAAACTTCACTACAATTATATCCAATTTATTATTCTGGCAATACTAAAATGGGATTAAATCAAATTTATGTGTTAGAACACTGTGACAAAACTATACAAAATAATTTTGATATTGTATTACAATCAGTAAAAACACATGGTATTTCCTTAAAATATGCAAGTATAAAATTAAAAAATAATTATATAATTGTATTAGAAGCAATAAAACAAAATCCATATGCATTACAATATGCAAGTATAGAGTTAAAAAATAATTATACACTAGTTAAAGAAGCAATAAAATTATATCCATTAGTATTACAATTTGCAAGTATAGAGTTAAAAAATAATTATACAATAGTTAAAGAAGCAGTAAGTAAAATGGGAATGGCTTTAAAATATGCAAGTTATACACAAAAAAATAATTTAAATATAATATTAAGTGCAATTAATAATAATGTATTATCTTTATCATACGTATCTCCCATAATTAAAAATGATTTAAAAATAATGTTGTCAATTATAACTGATAAAATATATTTAATGCAATATGTATCTGAAGAATTGAAAGATAACCAAGAATTTATATTACCACTTATTAAAAAACATAGTATAACAAAAATATATAAATATATTTCAGAAAGATTAAAAAATGATCATATATTTTCTATAGAACTTTTAAAAATAGATAATAATATGATAAAATATATTTCAAAACAATTGAAAGATAATCATAAATTTGCATTAGATATTATAAAAAAAGATAATAATATGATAAATCATATATCTAAACGTTTAAAAGATAATTATAATTTTGCTATAGATATTATAAAAATAAATAAATTTAATATACTATATATTTCTGATAGATTAAAAGATAATGAAGAATTTATAAAAGAAATTATACAAATAGAACCATCTTTATTAAAATATGCATCAAATAGATTAAAAGAAGATTATAATTTGTTCATTACTATTATAAAAAAAAATAATTATTTAGTAAAATATGCATCATATAAATTAAAAAATAATTATAATTTTGCAATAGAAATAATAAATATAAATTATAATTTAATAGATTATATATCATATAAATTAAAACATAATATTACAATTATAAATATTGCTAAAAATAATAAAAAATTATATATATATAAATGTATGTTATATAATCTATTATTTTTAATAAATATAATTATTTTATTATTTAAGTATTAATTTCTAAATAATTAAGAAACTTTATTTATTTGGATAATTTTACTAAAAACATATTTTAGATTTATAAATAATAAATTGAGATTTTTTTTATTTGGATAATTACTAAAAATATATTTAGATAAATAAGCATATTTATTATTAATTTATTTAAAAAATTTATAACTTTGTTAATATTTTTTTAATATGGCTCTTCTGTCATACCTCATTAATCTTTTATATTTTTATATAAATTATGATACATAAAATTAATAAGATTCTACATATTTATAAACTTATAAAAAAATAAAATATATCATTTGAAAATTATAAAATTCTAAAGAATTTTATAAAATAAACAAAGTTTATAATAATTATAAATTATAATTATTATTTATTGCTATTTTCAGATAAATTATAAAATTTATGGAAAAATAAACTACGTTCTAAAATTAATTTTAAATCTTAAATTAAAATATTTTACAATTTATCTGAAAATAGCAATAAAATAAACATGTATATTATCAGTTATTTAAATATTAATAATTTAAATTAGTTTAATAATGAATATAATTATTATTATTTTCTCTAAAAATAGCTATAAATATGATTATAATTTTATTACAACATTATTATTTAAAATAAATTAATAAAAATAAAAAATGATAAAAACTGTTTATATTTGTTCTTTTATATTAAAATTATTACCGTAGCCATTTTGGCTCAAGCTCTGTAGCATAGACAATTCTTTGGTTTTGTCTTTTGCTTGCGATATGCTGGGTGACGGATTAGGCATGATCAAGGATCAGATGGTGAGGATTTTCCGCATCATGTTTAAGCTGTCGCTTGGTCAGCAGTTCATTGTGATGCTGTTGCTTGTTTTGGCGTTTCATGGGGTGCTGTTTCTGGGTCTGCTGTTCCTTGTGGTGGGGTTGCTTGTTTTGGCGTTTCTTGTGGCGCTATTGCTTGTTCTGCTGTTCCTTGTGTTGCTGTTGCTTGTGGTGGCGTCTCCTGTGATGATGTTACTTGTTCTGATGTTCTTTGTGGTGCAGTTCATTGCGGTGCTGTTCAGGGTGGTGTTGTTTCTTGTGGTGATGTTCCAGTATCAGATGACGAATCACTCGCCACTGAAGCCTGGTAAGAAAAACAAGGCCAAACCACATGTGCAAGTCAAGACGGCTAACCGCTCGCCTCTGAAGACAGGTAAGAAAATCAAAGCCAAACCACGTATGCAGGGCAAGACAGCAAACTGCTTGTTACTGAAGCTTGGTAAGAGAACCCTGAAGCAGACTCAGAAGATCATCATACAGAATGACAAGTGTGAGATCTTGGGCTATTTACCTGAAAACAAAGCGGAGATTAACAATCAGATCCAGAACATCAACGTGTCGGGTATTCTGATTGATATCCTCCACTTCCTCAATATCTTTAACATGATACCCAAGAACAACAAACGTCTTCTTGGTATCTTCAACGAGGAAGATTCTACGAACTAGGAACGTGTAGACCGATATATGTTCCTGCCGAGGCAACACCACACAAGATCCAAGAGAACGATGGATACTTGTTCAGCATGAGGCTTCTTTTGAAGCTATTGCATTGTACAGTCAAAAAATAAATTATAAATTTTTATAATTTATTTTTTTATTGTTATTTTCAGATAAATTATAAAATTTTGTTAATTTAAGATTTAAAATTAATTTTGGAATGGAACGTAGTTATTTTTTTTTTTAATAAATATACTAATAATAAACAATAATAAAACATATGATTATACACATGTCTATTTATTAAATCTATAATATTTTCTAGACAAACTAAGATATTTTATTTGTAGATAATAATTATTCTAGCAAATTAAAATAATTATTATTTATAAATATAAAATATTATTCTAACAATTTTTAATAATTGATTATTTATAAATCTAAATTATTATTTTAACAAATTATTATTTATAAATTTATAATATTTATTCGATAAATTAAAATAATTAATATTTATAAATGAACATGATTATTATAATAAATTATACTTCTTATTTATGTTTATTATTATAATTAAAGCCGTCTTAATTATTAAATTATAATAATAAAATGATAGGAACTAAAATTATTTAAATTATTAGATTTTAATTTGTAATTTTTAAATAATCTGATAATAAATAGTAATAGAAATAGAAGCTAATAAATATGTCCATTTCTTAATAATTAATTGTTTTAAATTACTAGTATAATATTTTAGATTTATGAATAATAATTATATTAGTTTATCAAAAAAATATTATTCATAATATTTTATATTTATAAATAATTAATTATTTAAAATTGTTAGAATAATTTTTAAATTTATGAATAATCAATTATTTAAAATTGTTAGAATAATAGAATCTTTATTAACTTTGTTAATTTATAAATATTATTGTTATTTTCAGAGAAATTAAACTGCGTTCCAAAATAATTTTTTAAACCATAAATTAAAATATTTTTGGAATGAAACATAGTTTATTTTAGTTTTTTTTAAATATGTATAATTTCTCTGATGATGTAATAATTTAAGATTTACAAATTATTTTGGAACGGAACGTAGTTTAATTTATTTTTTATGAAATTTGTGGAACACTGTTTAATTTCTCTGAAAATAACAATAATTATTTTAGTTTGCAGAAAACTATTATAAATAATAGTTTATTGAATAATATTTTAAATTTATAAATAATTAATTATTTAAAATTATTAATATATTAGACATGTTTATTATCAGTTTATTTAAAAATTACAAAATAATAATTTTAATAATTGTGTTTCTATTATTTTATATAAAATATTGATTTTAATAATAATTTAAATAATCAAAATTATTATTAATACTAATAATTTGTGTAATAAAAAAAGTTTCTGTAATTAATAATAAACAAAACTAATTTATTAATTAAGATAACGCTTATTATAATAATAAACATATATAGAAAGCACAATTTATTTATAGTTATTATAATTTTAATAATCATGTCCAATCTAAAATATTATCCTTACAATTTTAAATAATTAATTATTAATAATTTATAAATCTAAAAATATGTTTATTATCATTTATTTAGATTATTGTTTATTATAATCTTATTATAAATATTAATTCTAGAAATATTTATTAATTAAAAATTAATAATTTAAATTAGTTTTAATAATAATTAAATTTATTATTAAAACTAATAATTTGTATAATAAACAAAGTTCCCATAAATTGATAATAAACAAAAAATAATTAATGTAGATGTTATAATAACATAATAATAAATATATAAAAATAATAATTTATTAATAATTTTATTTTTAATAAGGTTATAATAAATAAAGTTTCTAATAATATCAACCAATAATAAACATATTTAAATTATTATTTTATAATATTTTTCTAACAAACTAAAATAATTAATATATATATATATATATATATATAAATAAAGTTCCCATTATTCTAATAATTTTAAATAATTAATTATTCATAAATTTAAATTATTATTGGGTGTGTTTATTATCAGTTATTTAAAATTTACAGATTAAAAATTACAAAATAATAATTTAAATAATTAAAATTATTATTAAAACTAATAATTTATGTAATGAACAAAGTTTTCGTAATTAATGATAAACAAAAATAATTTTATAATTAAGATGGTGATTTAGTAAAATAATAATAAAAATATTTTAAATAAATAAAAAAATATTTTCATTACGGCGCCAATTATAATAATAAACATATATGAAAGCACAATTTATTTATAGTTAGAACTTCATTTATTTTCAATAAGGTTATAATAAACACTAATCATACCCGGCAATAATAAATATGTCCTATATTATTACCAATATTTTGTATGTTTATCATCAAAAATTATATATTTGCATAATTCACAAATAATTACAGGGAACCCTTCAAATCCATTCCAGATATTAACAACCGGAACATTAGCTATTATAGATGATTCTTTTAATTTATCAAATTTATATATAAATGGTTTTATATCTGGATCTTCATTTGTATTTCTATGAGAATGACCTGAAATATGCATATTACCTTTTGCAGTAATAAAAATATCTTTAATTAAATTTTTAAAAACAGATTTATTATTAAATCTAGTTTGATATTCATATGATTCTATATATATTGGTGAATGAGTAACTATAATATTAAAAGTATCTTCTTCATATGATTTATGTAAAAAATGATTTATTGGTAAAATATTTAATAATTCTGTTAATGAGTCATGTTTAGATGTAAAAGGAATATTTCTAGTTAAAAATTGGAAAGAGTTATTACCTGATTTAACTGGTTGTAATTCATTAATTTCCTTAAATACTGTTATACCGGTTCCCCAAATTTTTACTGGTTTATTCATAATTGTAATATTTTTTATATCTAATGGTGATGTCATTTCAGTATATAAATAATATAAATTAGGAAATGTCTGATTAATTGTATCCGCTAAAAGCTGATGACCAAATATTAAACCTAATTGTTCTAATATATAATCATGATTTCCACCCACAAAATATACAGGTATATTTAAATTATTAAGATATTCTAAAGATTTATATAAATCTGTTATAATAAATAATTCAGGATCAGTCCAAAACCAATTTAAATATTTAAATAATTCTACATTATCATTATTATTTTTAAATTCTTCTATAGTTGAATCTTTGTTTATTTTTAAATAAACCTGATACAAAAAATTATTTAATATATCTCCATCTATTGATCTGGATTCTTCATATGACATATCACCTGCATGTATCAAAATATCTATATCAGTACCTAATCTATCTAGTGATTCTTTAATATATCCATGAGTATCAGATATTATACCTATTTTACAATCACCTAAATAATCTACATTAAAATATATTGGTTTATTTTTTTGTTTAATAGCATTAATTCCCATAATATTATGAAAAAAATCAAATTTTATTCTTCTTAATCTTGAACTTGCATCATATTGAACACCTACTGTGTTTGTTACTATAGTAAAGTCATATTTATATGTTTTATTAAAAAAATTATGCCATGCTATATCATTTTTAGAAAAATGATATATTATAAATAAAAAATGAAAAATAAATTGTGTTAATGTTGTATTTTCTAAAGATACATCTATTTTTGTAATTTCATCATCAATTAATGAATATATTTTGCATGAATTATGAAAATTAATAGAATCATGAAGACTTTTATAATGATTTAAATTTATTATCATTATATCTATTTTTTTTAATGTAAAATATTTTTTTAAATCTTCAAAATAATATGGATCAATTAATTTTTGAATAGCATTAAATAGATCATTTCTATTAGTTTCAATATCTTCATTTATATATTTATTTTCATATTTCATTTTATATTTTACATATTTACAATTATACATTATAATATATATATTATATATATTTATATATATATATATATATATATATATATATATATATAATAGAGACAACACTTATTATTTTATATAAATTAATATTTTTTTTAAACAGGTTCATTTATTGAAAATAATAATAATTAATATAAAACATGTTTATTATTAAATTAGTGTTTAATATAACAAATAATAAATAAAATTCTTATATATAAATTGAGATTCCTGTATATGTTTATTATTATAATTTATAATTATTACCTTCTTATTTAATTATTAAAGTATTTTTTGTTTAGTATTAATTTAGAATTTTGTTAACTTCATTTATTACACAAATTATTAGTTTTAATAATAACTTTAATTATTTAAATTATTTTTATTTTTTAAATATACTTATAACAAACAGTAAATGAAACATATGATAATAAACATATTCAAAGATAAAAAATAACCGTAGTTTTCAATTTAAAATTCCAACAAACTATATTTTTTTGGAACGCAGTTTAATTTATCAGAAAATAACAATAAATAATTATAATAATTTATAGATAAAAATTATAATTTAATATTCTGATGAACTTATAATTTGTTTTTAATTATTACTATTTTTAGAAAAAATAAATTACATTCCAAAATATTTATTTATAAAAAACTTTTATAAACTCTCACAGATATAGGAACAATTTTTAAAAAATATATTAATATATTCATTGCTATATTCAAATAAAACGAGAATAATATTTATTATTCATTTTTAATTAAAATAAATATTTATTCTAATTAAAAATGAATTTTTTGGAACTTCGTTTTATTTTTTTTTTAAAATAGTAATAAATAAACTACTTTCCTCAATTAGTTTCCAGCTAAATAATAATATTATTATTTAATATCTAATAAACAAAGTTCCAAGTATTCTTATTTTCAGATAAAATAATAATTTTTAAATCTTAAAATATTTTGAAACATTATTTATTTTTTTTGAAATTTTTATAATGTATCTGAAGATGTGATAATTTAAGATTTAAAAATTAGTTTATAATTTTTTAAAATTTTTATAAAAATAACAATAAAATAAATAAACGAAGTTCCAGTTAATTTCCGGCTAAATAATAATATTATTATTTATTGTTATTTTCAGATAAATTAAACTGCATTCCAAAAATTTCAAAAAAATTAAACTAAACTACGTTCCGTTCCAAAATAATTTATAATTTTAAATTATTGGCATCCTCAGAAAAATTAAAAAAATAAAATAAACTATGTTCTGTTCCAAAATATTTTTAATTTATGGTTTAACAAATTCTTTTGGAACGGAACGTAGTTTAGTTTAATTTCTCTGAAAATAACAATAATTTACGGGAACTTTGTTTAACTTTGTTTATTACACATATCATTAGTTTTAATAATAATTTTAATTATTTAAATTATTATTAAACCCAATAAATAAAATTAACAAAGTTCCCATTAAATAAAATAATAGAAAACTTCGTTAATCACAATTATTTAAATTATTATTTTTGTAATTTTTAATATGTAATTTTTAAATAAACTGATAATAAACAGTAAACGGACATATGAAAAAATAAAATATTTTCCAAAATTAAAAATAATTTTTTTACACAAAGTTTTTATAATTTGTCCCACCTGTCGCCCCCCGTTAATCCTTTACATTTTTATAGAAATCATGATTAACACGCAAATTAACATTTTTCATTAACTTTTTAAAATTCTATAAGATTATACATTTTTATAACTTTATAAAAAAAATAATGATTATATCTCAATTAAAAATCATAAAAAATGTAAAGGATTTTCCTTTACAAAAAAAGTTAATTAACTTTTTTTAAATTAAATAAGATTATACATTTATATAAATATATTAAAATAAAATCATGATTACATCCTAATTTATAAATAATAAATTGTAAAGGATTTTGGTCCTTTAAAAAAGTTAATTTATTTTTTTTTAAAATTATATAGATAAATAAAGTTTATAATATTTATAAATAATAATTATTATTTAGTTAACTGGAAAAAACATTTTTAATTTATAAATGAACATGTTTCTTTTACTGTTTATTATTAGTTTATTTAAAAATGTATAATTATTAATAATTATTCTTGTTTTCAGATAAACTAAACTACGTTTCATTCCAAAATATTTTAATTTATGGTTTAAAAATTATTTTTATAATTTTTTTGAAATTTTTGGAACGCAGTTTAATTTCTCTGAAAATAGCAATAATATCTAATAAACGGAAGTTCAAGTTATCATTATTTAAACTAGGTTCCTTAATTGGTTTCTGGCTAAATAATAATATTATTATTTAATATCTAATAAATGAAGTTCCAATTAAAATAAATAAACAAAGTTCTAGTTATCATTATTTTAATTATAAACGAAGTTCCGATTGATTTCCGACTAAATAATAAAAATTTTTATTATATTAATTAATATGTGTCTTAATAATAAAATTATGAAAATTATTATTGATTATATTTATTAAGATAAAATATTTAATCATAACCAAAAATATATTTTTAATTTTAGAAGCTTTATATTTTTTATTATTATTAATAATATAATAATGCCAGAGCTAGAACAATAAACTAAATTCTTTAAAAATATTTAGAATGGTTAATATATATTATTAATATATGTATTCAATTATTTTATTTTTTATAAAAAAAATGATAAGTTAAATTTTAAGAAATAATTTATTTAAATTTTAATATGTCTAATACAATACCATTAGTTAGTTTATCAGGCACCACATTATTCACATTTACTTATAATAGTTATGATGAAACTATAATTAACTCATTACGTGATTGTATTCAAAAACATTATAAATATTATTATGTTATTATAAATGATGAAAAAATAATATATTATAATTTAGATGTAAAAAAAATAAGTATTGATATAAAAAATATAGATTATATTAGAATTATTATAATTAATGATGAATTAGGTAAAATAATAGATGACTTACTTAAACGTAAAAGTTTTAGTATAAAATTAAATAATTTAGATAAAACAATGCTAGAACATATTTTAAATAATAAAGATATATTAATTTTAATTTTAAAATATGATTTTCGTATTCTAGAATTAGTATCAGAAAAAATTATTAAAGATGAAAATTTTATTATAAAATTAGTAAAACAAAATGGAGCTATATATATATATGATATAATTCAAAAATATTATAAAAATAATAAAACTGTATTATTAGAGGCACTAAAATCAAAGCTTCATATGTATCCTAGATATTATGAAAGATATAATTATTGTATTTTACCAAAATATATAGATATATTAGAATATTGTGATATAAATATGAAAAATGATTTTGATATTGTCTTGGAAGCAGTAAAAAAAAATGGTTTATCATTACAATTTGCAAGTATTGAATTACAAAATAATTATACAATTGTATTGGAAGCAATAAAACAAAATCCTTTTGCATTACAATATGCAAGTATTGACTTACAAAATAATTATACAATAGTATATAATGCTGTCCAAAAAAATAATAATTCAATAAGATATGCAAGTGTAACACTTATAGACCATCCTAATATTAAAAATCTTATAGAATGTAATAATAATTCTTCTAATGTTTAGGATCATCACACATATTAATTATATCTTCAGAACTTATACCCAATTTTCTACATATATCAACAATTAACATAGTATCCCCTTTAGCGCGGTGTGTTTGTTTAATATTAGTATTAAAAACATAATTATATAAATCGATTAATTTTTTTGATTTATTTTCATTATGTGTTAATAATGGGATAAAATGCATTGAATCTAATAATTTAATTTTATTTTTATCTAATAAATTATAATAAAATAATATTGGAAAATCAAAACGTTTAGCATTATGTCCAATAAATAAAGGTTTATCACAATATAACATTATTTTATCCATGTCTGATTTAAATTTTGATAAATTAATATCTGCATTAACTAAATCTTCATCAGTAATATTTGTAATGAATGATGTTGTTAATGGAGATATATTTTTAATTAATCCATCTGAAATAATACAATTAAAATTATACTCATAGACAAATCTATCAATTATTTCAGTGTTGGAAGGTTCTGTAAAATCTATATTTATATTTTTAGTATTAGTTTCTAAATCTAATATAAATATATTATTAAACATTTGAATTTCTAATATTTTACAAATAAAACAATTTACATCCCAACACGTAATATTATTATCAAATTCTATAATATATTTATAACCATCTTTAATATTCCAAATTTCTAAATTGTTTTTAATATTCCAATCAATAGAATAATTATTATAATATAATAATATTTGAATTATATGTTTTTCATTGATAGAATTAATAAATTTTAAATCAATAATTTTATTTTGATGTAATATATCAATTTCACCAGTTAAATTTATATTAGTATGACTATTATGAATATGAAATTGAAAATTATTATATTGTTTAGATAAGTTATCTAAATGTATATAATATGTTTCTAATGATATTAGATGTTGTGTAAAATCATGATTTAATAAATATTCACATTCATTTTGTATTTGATAAAAATATAAAACTATATTAAAAATAGTTTTTTCATCAAAATTTAATAATAATGAATCATACAATTTGATTAAATAATTTTTATCATATGTAAATACTTTATTTTTTATATAAATAATTATTATATTTGATTTTAATTTATTATAACACCATAATATAAAATCCCGTTCTTCATTTGATAATTTATTTTTATCAATTTCATAATTTTTTTGTGAAATTAATAATCCATTAGAATCAATAAATTTTTTTTTTTGTAATTTTTTATAAATTATAATATTTTCTTTATTTGTTATAAATAATATATTATTTAATTTTTGTTTACGTATATTAATTAATGTTAATAAATTATTTTTATTTTTATAATAATAAAATTCAAATAAGTCTTCAATAAATAAACCATATAAACAAGAATATATATCATTTTCAAATATATTAGTATTATCAATAACAAATAATTGTTCTTTTTGAATAGAATATTTAAATAAATTATTAAATTCATAAAATGTCTTTTCATTAAAATAATCATTATTATTTAACATATCTGTAATAGTAAATCTATGTGGTTTATCATTATTTTTAAATTCTAATTTATATTTATTAATAGGTGTGTTTATAGTATATAATTCATTAGGAATATTAAATATATCAGGAAATATTTGTTTACTTGAATCAACATAAATTATTAATTTATTTATTGCTCTGCTAAGTGTTACATACCATAAATATTTATATTTAATATATTCTTCTTCAGTTGGTTTTTTAGAAAATGTATTAAGATGAAAATTTATAACTAATGTTTTTTTAAATTCTAAACCTTTGGATCCATGAGAAGTTATAATATTAACATAATTTTCTTTAATTTCAAAATTTTTTTGATTATTAAATTCTTTATTTTCTGGATCAGTAAAATGTTTAATATATTTAATATTTTTTTTTTCTAAATAATTACATATTAATTGTAATCCAATACTCATATAACCATCATTAATTGGATGAGACAATTTAACAGGACCTATTATTGCTATATCATGTAATTTATATTCATTATTAGTTAATTCAATTTTAATATGTTCTAATATATTATTAATAGTATTACAATAAACCAATGGTTTAGAATTATTTATATTTTTTCCAGAAATCATTTGTGGTAAAAAATTATGTGGTCTAATATAATTACAAAATTGAATTATTTGATTTGTAGATCTATAATTATGTGTTAAATAAAATTGTGTTTCTTTATTATGATTCATTAAAAATTTATCTGATCCGCCTTGAAATTGATATATATTTTGATTAGGATCACCCACTAATATTAATGGAATATTTAAAAGTTTAGATATTAACATAATTAAATTATATTGATTTTCATTAATATCTTGTGCTTCATCTATTATAATAAATAAACAATTAGATAATACATAAATATTATTTAAATTTTTTGGATTATTTAATAAATTTTTATAGGTAGCTAATATTATAGTATTTATTGTTTTTGATGTTTTATTAAATAATTTATTAAATATTAATACTGCTAAAGAATGAATTGTTTTAACATTCATATTATTAAATAAAATTGGTTGTGATGAGGTCTTTCCTCTTTTAATAAAATCTGTTTGTGCTTTTTTTGAAAATGATATAATTAAAAAATTCTTACTAGTTGTAATTATATTTTTATTGAATTTATCAATACAATATTCTATAATTGTTTTAGTTTTTCCGCATCCTGGATTTCCTAAAACAACACAATTTTTAATATCACTATTTATAAATAATAATTGATTATCATTAAATACATTTTTTATTATTGATTTTTGTTTATTTTTATATTTTATATTATATTTTTTATTATAAATAAATGATGAATATTTTATTATATCTTCTAAACTTAATTTATTTATATCATATTCATTCAGTTGTGTATCAATAAATATTTTTAATAATTTATAACCATATTCTTGGTTTGGCTCTTGTGAACCATATAAATAAACGAAGTCCCAATCATTAGATAAACTTAAAATATTTTTATTATGATAAAATCTTTTTATAACTTCTTTATCTATAAAATTTCTCATTTGTGTATCACATATACAATTATTAAATATTATATGAAATTTTGTATATTTATCATTTTTTTCAAAAATACTTATTATAAAATTGTTTTCATTAATTATTAAATATTCTTTTATAATTTCTATATATTGTTTTATTAAACAAATTATATATTCATAATTATTAGTATCACATAATTTAAAATTTATATTTATTATAATAGGATTAGTATCTGAAATATTTTCTAATATTGATAATTTTAATCCTTTATTAAGACATATAATATATAATTTTATAAACTCATTTAGTTTTTTTGATGGAATATAATATTTACCTATTATATTATTTCCATAGCTAGATATATTAAATGATGATGTATATGTATAATAATTTAAAAAAATTATTAAATTATTTATTTCTTGACATATCATACTTTATTATTAATAATAAAATTTTAAATGTTTTATTAATAATAAAATAATATTTAATAACTTTATTCATTTTATAATTTATATTATTTGCTTCATATATTTATTATAGGATATGTTTATTATCAGAAGTTTTAATATAAAATAATTATAATAGAATAAAATAAATAATTATTGCTTCCTTAAACGGAAACAAGTTTTATAATTATTTTATATTGGGGAACTTTGTTAACTTCGTTTATTAATTATTATTATTATTTTTCTATAAGGTTAATAATAAACAGTAATTCGAACAGATGATACTAAACATGCATAATTATTCTAATATTTTTATAAATATACATTTGAAATCAATCATTAGAAATTAAATTATTTTTATTTTCAAAGAGATTATTCCCATTTTCAGAAAAATTATAAAATATTTTAATTTATGGTTTAAAAAATTATATTATAATTTTTCTGAAATTTTTATAATTTCTCTAAAAATAGCAATATTTAAAATATTTTTATTAGGAATAGTTTAGTAAAATAAAAATAAAAAAATAAAAAATTGATAAATTAATTTTTTATTTTATTATTATTATTTTACTAAACCACCGTAGCCATTTTGGCTCAAGAATTATAATAAATTAAATAATGATGGAATCAGAATATATTTGTATTTTTAATGGTAATATTTGGATTCTAGCAAATGTAGATCAACGGAATGCTTTCAGATTATTAATTAATAGTAATTCTAATTATATTATTTTTATGGATTCAAGTTTAAATAAACAATGTACCATATCACGAGTAAGATATAATTCAGGAATTTATATAGATGATGAATATTTAATAGGAGATTTTTATAATGTTCAAGTATTTTTAGATGATAATTCTGATTCTAATTGGTATCCTGCACGGGAAACACAAGCATGGGCATATTTTACATATTTACAACGAAAACAAGCAGAATTATATTTTCATAGTAAAGATTCTATAAATATTCCAGACTATTCTATAGAATTGCCATTTACATATTTATCGCCCAATATATATTTTAAAATTAAAAGAAATTTAATTGATGAAATTATGTATATCGAAGATAATAATGATGATTTGGCTATACTTATTAGTGATCATGAAGGATATAGAAATTATTTTTTAGAATCTTATTATAACTCAATAATATATAATAGATTAGCTACATCAGAATTATTATCACAAGAATTAATATTTCCTACCGATATTAAAAATATAGAAATTAATGAAACTAATAATAATAAAGAGTGTATTATTTGTTATAGTATTCAATGGAATATAAAATATTCATGCGGACACTTTCATGTATGTTTAAATTGTTCTAAAAATATATATGAACATAATAGTGAATTAAAATGCCCATTATGTAATAAAATTGTTAATAAAATTATAAAATATGTTGATGAATAGAATATATAATAATATTTTTATTTATTTTATTGTTATTTTCAGAGAAATTAAACTATTCCAAAATAATTTTTTAAATCATAAATTAAAATATTTTGGAATGAAACATAGTTTAATTTAATTTGTTTTAATTCCTCTGAAAATAACAATTTAAAACATTTAAACTGTATATATTTTTTTATAAATATATTAAATAATTTAACTTGTGTATTCAGATATTGCTTTAAATGAATCATATCATCACAATTTAAAGTAAATATTTTTTTTTCTTATTTATTAATAAATCAAACATCTGTCTGTAAATGATCAGATATTAATATCTGATTTTTCATATAAAAAAAATTGATAACATAATCAAATGTATATATGTTACATTTAGAATCTAGATTATTAATATAATTATAGAAATAATTATAATATGGTAGTTTTTTATTTTCTAATTTTGTGTTAATTAATCTGTCTAATTTGTTATCATCTATATATATATATGTTTAAAATAATATCAAAAATAACTTTTGAAGATAAAATAAAATCTATAATATTAGCTGTTCTTTTTGTAGAATCTTTAATAAAAGATATTATTGTTTTATTAAGAGTATTAATATATTTACAATATTGATTACCTATATTTTTAATATTGTTTGTATTTACGGTGCCTACTATTGGTTTCAATCCTTTCCATTTTTGTTGTTCTATAGCATTAATATTAGTTATTATATATAATAACTAATAAAATATTTATTATTATTTCTAAATTTGAATAATTTATTTTATACAAAAATAAATTTAAAAAATATATTAGATCTTATAAGAATTAAATAATATATGAATAGCCTAATTTGTCAGAAGATATTATATTAATGTGATTTTAGATATATTTAATTTAGATATATCTTCATATGTTTGTTGTATATCATTTTTATCATGTAATAAATTTATAATATCTAAAGATAAATTAGGTAATTTAAAAGTAAAATTAATAATTAAATTACCTTTATCGGTTGAATTATGTATATGCATACCGTATTTTTCTGCACATCTAGTAGTTCCATAATCTGTGATACCTCTATAAAATAAATTTAATTGAGAACCATCTAAATATGTTATTAATTTATTAAAACCATATAAAGCTTCATATAATTTTAATTCTATATCAATTAATAAATTATTATGTTCTCGTTTAAAATATTTATGAGGATTTTCTTGAATAATTAATATTAAATCTGTTTTATCATTTTTATAATGATGCCCTTTACCTGTTAATTTAATTTCATTACCTGAACTTACACCAGGACTTAATTTTACAGATAATTGTCTATCTTTTAATTCAAAACCGGAACCATTACAATTAGTACAATTAGAATTTACAAATTTTCCAGATCCTAGACATTGATCACATGTATTTGCTATTTGTTGTATTGAAAAACCTGTTTGATGGACTTGAATTACCATACCTTTACCATTACATTTATTACAACATGGAGGAGATCCATTGTCAGTTCCATAACCATTACATTTAGAACAATAATGTTTATATTTATATGAAAATGATATTTCATCTTGATTATATATTTGTTCTAATGTAACATTTAAATTTGCAATTATATTTTCTAATACTTCAGGTTGTGCATTATTATTTTGATTATTAAAATTAAATGAAAAATTGGTATTAAATGAAAAATGTTGTTTCATAACTTCATTAAAAAAATTAGAAACATCATGATGATTATTACTACCACCCATATCATATTGTGTACGTTTTTCAGGATTTAATAAAATTTCTTTTGCTTCATTAATTTCTTGAAATTTACGTGTAGCTTCTTCAATATTATTAGGATTTTTATCAGGATGCCATTTTTTAGATAATCTAGCATATGCTTTTTTAATATCATTTTCTGAAGCTGATGAAGTTAATTCTAATTTATCATATAAAGAATTATCTTTAACCATTATATTAATATAATATAATATTTTTATAATTAAACTATGTTTAAATATAATATTTTAAATTATTAAAATTTCACAAAACATTAGCATAATTATTTTTTTAATATTCTTGTTTTTAAAGAATTTATAAATATTTCAAAAAAAATTTTTGAATGCCGTTTACTATCTCTAACAATAATTATATTAGATATTAAATAATAATATTATTATTAAGTTAGTTGGAAATCAATTGAAACTTCATTTATAATTAAAATGATAATAACAGGAACTTTGTGTATTAGATATTATTGTTATTTTTAGAGAAATTAAACTGCATTCCAAAAATTTCAGAAAAATTAAACTACGCGTTCCAAAATATTTTAATTTATAATTTAAAAAAGGAACTTTGTTAACTTCGTTATTTTATAATTTCTCTGAAAATAGCAATAAAATAAGTGTTATTATAGATCAAAATGGCGCGCTGCATTATATAAATATTTATAAAGAATCAATAAAAAATAATAATTATGCATTTAGGTATAATTATTATTTATTCTCATGTCTGTTCATGATGCAAAAATTATGGAAACATAAATAAATGATAATTTAAAAAATAATAAAAAACCTATTAATTTAATTGGTGATAAAGGTTATATTATTTAGTTTATGAAAAAATGCAAAACTTCCCCTATAATAGATTAGATATTTTTAGATTAAAATAAACAGTTAAAGGTGTTCCCTAATTATAAATATGTATTATTATTTTTGAATATAATAAGTCATTAAATAAATCAGTTAGATATAATAAAATAATTTAAAACTTATATTAATAAATTAAAATAAGAATCCAAATTAAATATAAAATGAATACACATAATTTTTCATTAGATTTAATATAAACTTTATATATATATTATTAAAAAAATTAATTATAATATAAATAAAACTAAATAAAATTAGTAATAATTTATATATATTTTTATATACATAAATTATAATTTATAAAAATATAATTTATATAAAAAAAGATTTAAATAATAAATTATATTTTACTCCATCATAATACGTAAATTAGTATTATGGGGTTTATCTTGATTTATATTATAATATTGACGTCTCCATGTATTTAATTCAATAGTTAATATATTTAGTTTATCAGTATTTTGTTGATGTAGTTTACATTGTTGTGTTTCATCATATTTTTTTGTTTTTAATAGAATTTCGAGAAATTCTGAATGTAAATTTGCATCTCTTAACATTTTACGTGATGCCATCGGATTTAAATGTAAAACAGTAGTATTATTATTTAATAATAACAATACTTTTTCAATTAATTTATTATTCATAATTTGAAGTGATTTTTCTTTAAAAAGTATATTAATTTCAGGATCTTCTATTTCATGTTGCTCTTTCCAATTACCTACAAGTTTATATATACTATCGCGGATATTATTTCGTTCTTCATTTAGTTCTTGTTGACTATTATCGTATTCTATCTGCATATTACAAATTTTATCAAGAAATTTTATTAGTTGATTTATATAATATATGGCATCTAGTGCATCTGTTGTTTCTATATATTTATGAAGTTTATTTATTTGTTTAGTTAATTCTGTGCTGATCTCATACTTAGCTTCATTTAATAATTTATTATAATTAGTACACATTATTATGCTGTTGAATGTTCAAGCACTTGAGCCAAAATGGCTACGGTAACTTAGTATAATAATAGTAAAAATATAATATATTGATTTATCAATTTTTTATATTTTTATAATTTCTTATTTTCAGTAAAATTATAAAAAAATCATAAAAATTATAAAATATTTTAATTTATAATTTTTCAGAAATTTTAATAATAATAGCAATAATTATTATTAAAATTTTCAAAAGATTATAATAAACAATAATCCGCGCAGATATAAATATATTCATTATTTTATTAAACTTTATCTAATGACATATAAATTTGGAAAACTATATTTATATTCTTAAAAAAATTATAAAAATTTTAGAAAAATTATTTTAAAGATTATTTTTTATTTTCTAAAATATAATTTATAAAATATAAATTATTAAAAATTGTATAAATAAAATACATTATATTAATAAATATAATATGTTTTAATATTTAGTAAAAAAGAATATTTTGGTTTAGTATTTTTATATAACTTTAAATTATTAGGTCGGATAGTATTTAACCATTTTAATTTTATCAAAATATGTAAAATATTACTGTCTCTAGGACGAATCGTATAATTATAATTATTATTAATAAAATCTGATAATTTTAATTTAATAATTTTATTAGTTTCTTTATAACTTGATAAAATATCTTTATAACTATTAATAATTTTATAGTTATCATTATAATATTTTATATTGCTTTTTTCATTTAACATAATAATAAATATTTTATATAATTTATATGTGTCTTTCCATTGTGTAAAAAAAACATATTTACATTTAAATAATATTGATTTTGTAATTTTAAATAATCCTAATGTTTCTTCATATAATTCTTTTTGGCCAGTTTCCATTTCTGATATATCATTATCAACACGTCCACCAGGAATATCATAAGTATCTAAACTTTTATTATGAACTAATATAAATTCGTAATCATCATTATTTTTTTCAATCAATAATATTCCAACTCCTGCAGTTTTAAAATAACTTAAAGTCATTATAGTAAAAGATATAAATTAATTTAAGATATTAAATTTCAATGTTATCATCAATACTTGTAGTAATTCTTCCTCTATGATAAGTAGGGTCTCTTTCTTTTAAACAATTATGACCGGTTGATTTACAATTAAAAGGATTATTATCATAACACCATTTAGCAAATTCAATTTGATTATTAACTATACCCGTATTAGGCATACTATAAAAATTTCTATCAGTTATAAATTTTCCCCATAAATCACTGCTATCTGCATACATATCTTTTCTAAATGTATTATGAATTTCATTTTTAACATCATCATATTTACATGCTGACTGTTTATTAGGATTTTCTATTAAATCACCAACTGTATAATTCATAAATGGATTATCTACGGTTGGTTTAGAACATGTATTATCTATATTTGTATTATTTATATTATTATTCATATTATTATTCATATTATTATTCATAGATGTATTATTAGTAGTGTTAATAGGTGTATTATTAGAAGTGTTAATAGGTGTATTATTAGATGTATTCATAGATGTATTATTAGAAGTGTTAATAAGTGTTTCGGTTGGTATATTCATAAAATTAATAAATTCATCATACTTATAACAATTACCAAGGTAATAACTAATTAATATTAAAATTAAAGATATAAATAAATAATTAATATTATAATTAAATATAATGATTAAAAAAGAATAATAAATTGCAAATCTAACTAAAGAATTAAGTTTTTCATTATAATTTAAATCTTTATCAGGAAAAAAATTATTTAAATTATTAAAAAGTATTTTAGGATTATTATACCAAATATCATTATTCATTTAATAACTATTAGAAATTTTATTTTAAAAATTATTTAATACATAAATACAATGATGAATACATTAACAAACACAATAAATTGGAGTGAAAAATATAGACCAATAACATTAGATGATATTTGTAATCAAGATAATATAATTAATTCATTAAAAAATATATTAATAACAAAAAATTTACCACATTTAATATTCTATGGGCCATCTGGTATAGGTAAAACTTCTACAATTCTTACATTAGCAAAATATATATTTGGTGATGATTATATTAATCATATAGCAGAATTTAATGCGTCGGAAGATAGAGGTATTAATATAATTAGAGATAAAATTAAATTATATGCTAAACAATCAATAAATATTAATAAAAATTTCCCACCATGGAAAATAATCATATTAGATGATGCAGATACTTTAACGCAAGATGCGCAGTATGCATTACGTAGAATAATAGAACAATATTCAAATATAACTAGATTCTGTATAATTTTTAATAATATAAATAAAATAATAGGACCTATATTTTCAAGGTTTGCTGTTTATAGATTTAAACCAATAAATAATACAAATATATATAATAGATTAAAATATATAATTGATAAAGAACAAATAACAGTTTCAGAAACTTTATTAAATAAAATTATTTCTATATCAGATAACGATTTAAGGAAAGCAATAAATTTATTACAAAATTATAATAGTAATATTGATTTTTTATCTGGATATTATCCTGATATAAATATATTATTTACATATATTTTAAATAAAGATACTAATAATATTCATACATTTATTAATAATTTTTTTAATGATGGTTATTCTTTATCACTTCAAATAAAATTATTTTTTGATTATATTTTAAATATGGATTTAGAATGTAATATAAAAGGTCAAATATTAAATATAATTATTGAAGTTGATCAAAGTTTAAATAAAGGTTGTGATGAATATATAAATTTTATGAAAATAATATATTTTATGTTAATAGTTATTCCATAATTTATAATTATATATTTATAAATTATTGTTTTTAAGAGAATTTATATCATTATATAATTGTTCCGTTTCTGTAGTTAATTTAATAAATTTAATATTATTTAATAATTTTATTTTATTATTAAATTTAATAATTAAATTATTAATTTCATTAATATAATTTTCTGTATCTTTTATTTTTTTTTTAGGTAAATTAGATGTATATTTATTAATAAATTGTATAAAAATATTTTTAGCGTTACTATCAATTAATTCTAAAAATTGTAATGCAGGATTCATAATTTGATTAGTTAAATAGAATAAATAATCAATTTCTAATTTATTATTAATAATATATTCTGGTGTTTCAATTATTTCTCCTTGTAATAATTTTTTATTATTATTAGGAATTTTAATAACAGCATATTCTATTCTATCACCTGCTTGAGGTATTTCTCCTGGTGATCTTTCAGCTATTTTATTAGCTAAAAATACATGGGCTATTTTTTTCCAATCAATATATGAATCTTTCATTTTTAAAGTTCTACTTTGTAAAAAATATTTTATATTATATTTTCCATTAAACATATTTGATAAACATTCTATAGTATATTTTTTTGCTCCTTCTGGGTCTCGTTTATTTATCAAATAATCAATTATACCATTACATATTTCTTTTACTATAGGTGCGTTATCTCTTCTTTTTAATACAATTCCCATAAAATCTAATTTATATTTTATAGAATCAAATTCATATTTATATCCAACATATCTTTTTTTATTTAATAAAATTAATGGGTTATATGTTTTTTCATATTCACAATTATGAGGAAAAGGTAAATATTTTTTTATTAGTTCACTTGATATTTTGCCCATTTGAATAGTATAATCAATAGTTCTTTTATCAATTATACTATTTCCTGATTGAAATATATCAATTTTACATATTTTTTTATTATGTATAAATTCCCATCTAGGTTGGATATAATATTTTATTATATTATTTTCTATAAATTTAATTATCTTATTATAATAATTTGTTTTTGTCAAATTAAAATCTAATTCTAATTCTTTTTCTATAAATGTCTCTATTAATTGTTTTATTGTTTTAGCACCATTATTTTTATTATATTTAATATCAAATGCTTTAGTATGTTCTACTATTTGTTCTTTATTATAATTATTATCCATATTAATTAGATATTCTTCAATATTTTCATTAGTCTCTTTTAATTTAATTATTAAATTTATAAAATTAGTTTCTTCTTGTTTTTTAATTTTTTTATCTATTTCTGTATGTTCATTAATAATATTAATTTTTTTATAATAAGTTAATATTATTTTTTTTAATTCTGATCTAGAACTTGAATGTATCCATTTATCTTTAATTGTTTTAGTTAAAAATATTTTGCAAGATTCATATAGTTTAATTTTAGTTTGATCAGATAAATTATAAATATTATTATTTAATATTGTGCTATATAATTCCAAAATAATATCTTCAGTTATAAGTTCAATTTCATATTGATTATTAATAAATATATTATTAATGCATTTTTCAATAGGTTCTATTAATAAAGATTTACTATTAATATATAAATTATTAAAATCAATTTTATATTTATTTAATAAATATTCTGCATGTTGAATTAATTTAATATTAAACATAGATATTTGATTTATTTCAACTAATTCAGTTAATGTCCATAACCAAGGTAAATAATTATCTGTCATATATTCATTTAAAAATAATATAATATTATTATCTAAATTATCATCAATAATAGGAATTGTTAAATCTATAATATTATTATAATATTTATTAAATAATTCATCAAATAGTTCACGATCTAATTCATTCATAAATGGTTCTATTAATATTTGTGCAAATTTTATTATTTCTTGCCAAATAATTAAAGATTTATGTTTATTGACTAGTATACAGTTATCTTTAAATCTGAAACATGTAAATATTGAATCTGTATCACCATATCTAACTATTGGTTGAAAACAAATATTTTGTATTTCATTAATATAATTTATAATTTCATCATTATATTTATTATTTGATAATTCTAAATTTAATAAATATAATATTTTATCATTATCATTATTTTTATAATAATATTTAAGACTATTAATTACATATGGTAAATATACTTCATCATATTTTTTAGCTAATAATAACATTTCACGACCAGTTGAAGTGGTGCAAGCTGCAATTTCACGTTTACATATTGGAGATGTTGGTGCTCCTAATTGGCCATATAATGAATTAGCGGTAATTTTAATTGCAAACTGTTTAGCATCTAATATTTTATATTTAAATTTATCTGTTTCCGTTTTCATTAACTTTTTTATAGTGGCTCTTTCTTTTAATAAATTATCTAAAATAGTAGGAATAACTCCTAATTTGTTATTTATACTAGCATATTTATAATATTTAATACTTCCATCATTTTCTTTAAATTGTGCATTAAAATAAGTAACATTTTGTAAATTATCATATTGACTATCTTCTACAATTGTCTCGTGACTCATATTTTTCTGTATAATTGATGAAGGATATAAACTCATATAATCTTTAATTGCTAGTGCTTCATATTCAACACGTTGAATAGGATCAAATACAATAGCACCTTCATATGATATATTTTTTTCTATTTCTATTTCTTCTTTTTTTTTTGATTTACATTTAGGACATTCAAAAGAATTATAAAATTCATGTGAACATTTACCACAAATATATAATTTATTTAATTTTATTACTGGAAATATATATTCTTGTTTATTATATTCTTTCAAACATAGAGAAAATAATTTAATTCCCTGACCTCTAACAAATAAATAAGATAATGGAACATAACATACATTAGCCATTTCTATATTTTTAGTAACTACTTCTAATTTATTTATTAATAAATTTACTAATTTACAATCCTTAATACAATATTTAGCAATAACTCCTCTATCTGCCGCGGTTTGTTTAAATAACTTAAATATATCTTTTGCATTAATATCATCTTTTGCTTGGGACCAATAAATATTAGTTATTTTAGGTTTATCATTTATTATTTTGGAACTTTGTTTATTTTCTTTTAATATTGATAATAAAATGTCATTATTATTAATATATATTTTATTATCAATAATATTTACAACTAAATATTTATTATCAATTTCATCTGATATAAATCCTTTAATAATTTCAATATGTATATATTCATTAATACAAATATCATTAGTAGAATCGCATTCTAATTCTATTAAACTAGTATCTAATAATTTATAATTTACTATAGAACCTCTTATATATTGAGAAGCTACATAATCTAATTTATATGATGGTAGACTAAATGTTTTTTGAACATCTTTCATTAAATCAATATGAACCCGTCCAGGAGTATCAAAATATTTTAATATATTTTGGCCTAATGCAGAAGATGATAAATTCATTTCTTTAAATTTACATTTATAATTTTTTAATTTAGATATATATAATATATCATGATTTAAATTTAATAAATTGCATCTATCATAAATATATTTTTCATCAAAATAAAATATATTATATCCAGTTATAATATCACAATCATTTAATTTAAGTTCTTCAATAAATCCTAATATTAATTCTTTCTCACTATTATAATTTTCATTTATTATATTATCTTGTGAAGATGTATCATTTAAACATGCTATATATTGTCTATATGGAATAGATTCACCAATATATGTATAAGTTGCACCAATTTGAATAATCATATCTTCAATTCTAGAAGCCATCGGAAATTGATTATCATGAGAATAACATTCTATATCAAATGAACAAATTCTTAATGGAGCATTTTTATTTTTTTTTATAGGATTAATTTTATCCCATTTTATCCAAATTTCAATATCACAATAAGAATGTTTATCATCTTCAATACGTTCATATTTTTTATAATTATGAACTTCAACCCATGAACAACCACTAATATCTCTTAAATGAAAACATCTAAACATTGGTGGTAAATTAGCTTCATATAATTTAAAATTATTTTCTAAATAATATTTATATTTTTTCATTCCATCTAAATTATTAAATATAATTTTCATAAACCATAATAATTTATTATTATTAAATCCTTCAGCAATTTTGGATTTAATTAATTCTATTTTAATTAATGATGATTTATATTTATAATATATTTTTTTAGTATCTTTTAATTCTTCAAATATTTTTTTCTTATAATGATTTAATTCTAATAATGATTTATTTTGATATTCATCAGGTATTAGTATATAAAAATATGGTTTATATTTAAATAATTTAGTATATACAGATTTACCATCCTGACATCTACCAAATATATTAATTACATATTCACCAATACTATTTTCATCATCATCGTCATCAATATTATTATCCTCAAACCAATCATATATCTGAAATTCTAATATAGAATCTGTAGAAATCATTATATTATCCATTATTTAATAATAAAATATTTCTTTATCATTTTTTTATATATTAATTATAAAAAAAAAAAAATAATATAAATTCATAAAAATAATATAAAAAATTTCTTATACTATATATATGAATCTTAATATTTTCATTGCAATTTTAACAGGTCTGATTAATGCTTTATTATCTTTAATTATTCCATGTTTATTTAAAAATTCAAAAAATACTTTTATTAATGAATTTAAAATAGTTTATCAAAATAATAAACAAATGATTATTGTAAGTAGTATTATTGTTATGATTACAGTATATATAGCATTGATAACCAGTCCAGATATCACAGAATATATATCACAACTAACAGGTATGGAATTTACTTCTAGTTCAGAATACAAACCCATGGGACCAGATAATATAAATTTTATTTTAAAAGTACAACCATCTACAAATGAAACTTATAATATGTCTAGAAGTTTTGATCCTGTACTTTATCAATTAATGGAAGAAATAGATACTGGAACTTCTAATAATTATCGTAAAAATTATTAAATAATTTTTAAATTATCAAAAGTTCAAAAACTTAATAAAAAATTTTATTATATCTATTACAATAATAATTAAAATATATTTAATATTAATTATATGAATTTAATAGATAATAAGATATAAATAATTAAGTTTTATATAATTAATATTCATATTACATAAATTAATAGATAAATAACTGTTTATATTAATTATTATTATACTAATAATTTAGGTATTGTCATAATAAATTAATGATAATAAATATATTCATGATATGTTTATTATCATTTATTTCAGTTTATTTAAATAACTGTAAATTCTATTAATTTATATATTAAATTAATAAGCACAATTTATTTAGTCTTATTTATATAAAAATTATTATATGTCTATTTTTGAATCTATTATTAAAATATTATTAGAATCATAAATTTGAATAGATTTTTTAGTTATTATATAATAATATTTAGGTAATATTTTTATTAAATTATATTTAATAAATAGATTTAAATTATAACTATATATAGGTTGATTAAATTGTTGTTCTAATAGTTTATTATATAATAAATTATTATTATTATTATATTTTTTATAATTTTTATTTAAATTAGGAGAACATATTTTAATACTTAACATATTTTTAATATTTTCACATATTAATCCTTCAGGAGTTGTATAATATACTCTTCTTATTCCTACGTGTTTCATATAATTTAAACAATTATTACAAGGACGCGCATTTGATAATAATTCTTTAGTAAATCGACCTACTATTATATCTATTTTATTTTTTGTTCTTTTAGTATTTTGTATTTTATCAATATTATGTATTATTACATTTATTTCTGCATGAATACTACTACCATTTTTATTATCTGGCGTATTACAATATGGTTTATCTAATATTTTATTACCTGTACATATTATAGCAGCTACACCATGATTTAATACACTTTCAGAAGCTTTATTTTGTAAATCTATAAGTAATTTATAAGTTTGTAAAGACATATTATTATATATAATAATATGTAGTTTAACTAAAATCACTATTAATACTATTAATAACTAAATTAATAATAAAATAATATATTAAAATATATGACACTACAAATATATTTTAATATTAGATTATACGATTAAAAGAATATAATTTTTTAACTTTATATTTATTAATTATATGTTGACACATATTACAAGGATAAACATCAGGATTTTCTGATATTCTAACTAATATCATAATACATTTTTTTATTATTTCTTTATTTTTACAATTAAAAATACAATTTTGTTCTGCGTGTCGACTAAATTTATTAGCCACATAAAAGACAACATAGTTTATTATTTGATATTTTCAACTTACGATCATCATTATATCCTGAAGAAATAACTTTACCATTATAAACAAGAATAGCGCCATAACGACTAGTCATTGGGCTTTTCAATGCTTCTAAATAAGCTAATTCTATCAAACTTTCCATTTTATGGTTCATATTTCTTATATTATAAAATAAATTTTAAATATTTTATTTATCAATTTTTATATCACTTCCTGGTTATTAGTTATATTTCGCGCATTATCCCATTGTAATAAATTTACAGGATAATTAGAAGAATCCGTAGGGCATACTTTACACGGTGAATTTGTAATACATACTGGTGGGCGTTTCATAGGAACAGACCATTGTTCTGTATTTAATATAGTATAATCATTAGCCCATGTATTGGATATTTTATCTCCTATAGGTTTCATAAAATTATTATATTGATTATACTGTGTATTATTTTCTTTAACATTTCCATTATCTTTTATTTTTTCTAATACATTTATAATTTCTTCTAGCGTTACTAAACCTTCATTATATTGTGTTTGAATATTAGTAACATCTTTATAATCTATCATTTGTTTATCGTAAACATGATTTAATAAAGTTTGATAATATTTTACATTATTACTCTTTAAATCATTTAATTGTTTATTAAATTCAGATTTTAAATTATTAATTTTTACATCACATACACTAGATAATTCATTATTATTATTATTATCATTATCATTATCTGGTGTTTCTAATGTAATAGGTTGAAAAGTTTCCTCTAATTTTGGTTTTTGTTTTATCAAATTAGGATTTTGTATTATTTTATTTAATTCATTAAGTATAGATAAAGTTTTATTATCGTTTTTTTCAGGTTTTACTGGCTTTTGCGTTGTTGTAGTAGAATTTTGTATCATTTTATATAAGTCGTTAAGTACTGTTAAAGGTTTATCATTGGTTTTTTCAGGTTTTTCTGGGGTTTGTGTTGTTGGAGTAGGATTTTGTATTATTTTATATAATTCATTGAGTATTATATAATTATTTTCATCCATATTTATAGGATTAATTGGTTTTATTTGTGATTGTTGATTAATTTGGTTCGTGTTTTCTAATGTTTTATGCTCTTTATTCTTTTCATTATATGATGGAGACTCTGCTGATATATTGGTTGATTTAATATTAGTATAACATTCATTAATATTAATATTATTATTAATATATAATATATATATGCATCCAACAATAATAATAGATATTAAAATAGTATTTCGTTTATCAATACATAATTGAGGAATTAATATAAGAATTAAATAAATAATACCGCCCAATAAAATCATTTTTAAATATAAAATTAATGAATCTTTATAAGACATTTATATAATAAAATGAGATAAATATTTTAAAATATGTTTAAAATTTAAGAAAAACAATTTTTATTTAATTTAGTATATAATAAAAAGATTTAATTATTGATATATTTATAATTAAACATTTTGTTTTATAATTTTAGGTATGTTTAGTATCATCTGTGTCATTTGTTGTTTAGTATCGCTTTATTTAAAAAAATAGGAACTTTATTAACTTCTTTTATTTTTTTAATTTAGGCATATTTAGTATCATCTGTTTGGATTACTGTTTAGTATTAACCTTATTAAAAAATAATAATAATATAATTAATAAACAAAGTTAACAAAGTTCCCAATAAAAAATAATTATAATAGAATAAAATAAAAAAAATAAATAAAGCTAGCTTCTTTAAACAGAAACAAGTTTTATAATTATTTTTTATTGGGAACTTTGTTAAGTTTGTTTATCAATTATTATTATTATTTTTCAATAAGGTTAATACTAAACATGCCCAATAAATAATTAATATTATTATGGAACTTTGTTTATAGTGTAATTAAAATATTTAATATAATTTTTCTAAAATATTTTATAATTTCTCTGAAAATAGCAATAAATTAATATTAAAATTAATAATTTAAATAAAATAATGAAAACATATGTTATTAAAATTAATAATTTTATATAAATGATAATAAATATATGCATTTTTAATTTTAAAATAAACTGATATAAACATGTCCATAATTTTATGGGAAATAGTTAGGATTAAATAATTAATTATTAAAAATTTATAAATAAATTATTTATTTAAAATATATAAATAGTATATTATAACCTTATTGAAAATATTATTAATACTTATTATCAATATCAAATATATTAATAAATATAATTCATTAAAAGACATATATATACATATATAATATGAAAGTATTAGTAATTATTACAACTGTGTCAATGGATATTAATTCAATAGAAAATATAATAATTTTAAAATATTATATGGACCAATTAAAACTAATAGGTTATTCTATTGATTATGGGGGTATATCATCTTTTAATGATTTTGAAAATTATGAAAATATTATAAATTTTAAATTTAAATTGGTAAGTCAAAAAAAACAATTAAGTAAATTATGTGATTTTATAAATACATATAAAGATAACTTAAATTATGATTGGTATATAAAAATACGCACCGAAGTAAGATTATTAGAACAGTTAAATTTTGATAATTTGCTAAAAACTGGTATTAATGTAAGAACACGAGTTTATAAAGGACCAAAAAAAATATTATATGGTTCATCCATAGGTGGTGAAGGTATATGGAAACATGAAAAAGGATTCATCTATTCAGATATAGAAGACGAAATAATTCCAGATGATCATATATATATATTTCATCATAATATTATTGAATTAGAAGGATTCAAACAAACAGAACCTTATACTGATATAATAGAAAATGAATGGTTTCATAAATATCAATGGGATAAATATAATATACCAATAAATCCAATAGGTATTAATATGGATTTTACTAAATATGGCCATGCATATTCAGGTCATTTAAATATTGAATAATATTTATAGTAAAACTTCAATGAAAAAATATAAAATGAACATGTATATTATCACATATTCACATTATTGTTAATTTTTTATTTAAAAACTTAATAGTAATTATTACTATTATCAAAAATATTTATATACATTAATATAATAAAAAATTATAATAAAGCTTGCTTCCGTTTAAAAATTTGGGAACTTCATTAATTTTGTTTATTATTATAATTGTATATATAATAAATTTATTTGTAATTGTTATTATTATTTTCATATAAATTATAAAAATTTCAGAAAAATTAAACTACGTATTTTATTTTTTTAAATTTTTATAATTTATCTGAGGATGAATAATTTAAGATTTAAAAAAATAATAGAGAATATATTTTTTTCTAAAAATAAGAACAAATAAGTAACAATTTAAATATATTAATTTGTGTAATGTGAACATTTATAGGAACCAAGTTTTATTAACTTGGTTAATTTTTTCAATAAATAATGAAAAAAAATAAATTTAAAATTATTTCATATTGAAACAATATAAATTATAATAAACATATGTTGGAGATAAGCTTAATAATTTTAATATATTAAAAATAAATTATATTTTATATTATTCAATATAGGCATAACAATTTTATTATGAATAAACAAAGTTACGAAGTTCTCTAAATATTTTATTGGTTTCATAATTATAATAATAATATATATATTTGGAATGATTTTGTAATAAATTAATATGTTTCACTTATTATAATCAATAGATAGTAACCATTATAATATACATACTAATAAATAAAATGAATTATAAATAAATAAAATACTTTTCAATATCCATATCATTATTAATTATATTTAATACTATATTTTTATCTTTATTTAAATTATGATCTATATTAGGTGAATAAAATACAGGGAGATTATATTTTATAACGAGAATATTAAATATACTTTGATCTACTGTATGATGGTATGTAACTAAAGGTTCTTTTATATTATTATCTGTATAATATGAATAAAAAACCCACTCATTTATAAATTTATTATTTTGATGACATTTTTTAATTAGAAACCATGAATTTAATACATGTAATTTATCTAAATTAATATAATTATCTTTATTTGGAATTATTATATCCCAAACTATTATATTGTCACAACAATTAATAGTATTATTTTTTATATCATTGCCTACACTTCCAGCTATACATAATTTTGTATTTGCTATATCACATAATTTATCTATATTTTCTGTGAATCCTATTTTATAATATTGTGAACAATCTACATAATATAATATATCATTATCATTCATTATAGTATACACTTCTTTAACAATAAAGGCTTTCCAGCTATTATAATATCCATCTCTCATACCAAGCTTATATATTTTAGGTAAGTTCATTATTAAATGAAACCATTCTTTAGTTTTTATAATATCTAAATCATAATTATGAATATATAATTTTTTTTTAGTATAACTAAATATAGATTCTATTAATAGTTTTTTAGTGGTGTTATATGGTTCATTATTAGAATATAAAATTAAGTGTATACTCATTATATTAACAATAGATATTTAATTTTATAAAAAATAAATAATTTATTGTTATTTTCAGAGAAATTATAAAAATTTATAAATCTTTAATTATTGCATCTCTATAGAAATTATAAAAAAATTAAAAAAAAATAAAATAAGTTAACGAAGTTCCCAAAATATTTTAATTTATAGTTTAAAAAATTATGTTATAATTTTTCTGAAATTTTTATAATTTCTCTAAAAATAGCAATAATAGTTATTATTAGGAAACATTGTTTATTTTTATATTATAATATTATTAGAAAAATTAAACTGTATTTCAATAATATTTTTAAATTCTATTTAAATATGAAAACATAAATAAATTATATTAATTATTATATTATAGATTTTATAATATATATAGCTGTTTTCATAAAAAAAGTAATAAAATATATTTTGAAAAAAACTAATTGAATCTTTATATAACTATTAATTATTAGATAATAAATTATTTGTATTTAAGAATAAATAAAAAAATGATTTAAAATATGTTTAAAAGATATTTTCTTATATATAAATATGACACAATATGCTACATTTTATAGTGAAGATATTAAAAGAATAACTCAGGTAGAATTTACTATTTATAAAAATAATGATATACGTGAATATTCTGTAGTTTGCGAAGAACCCTATGGTATTGATTTAGCAGAATCATATGAGAATTATGAACCTAAAAAAGGTGGTCTAGTTGATTTAAGATTAGGATCAAGTGATCCATTTTTACCATGTTTAACGTGTGGTGATAAATATTCAGATTGTCCAGGTCATTTTGGACATACCGTTTTAGCGGAACCAGTATTTCATTATGGTTTTATGACACATTTACGAAATATAATGGCCTGCATTTGTTTAAAATGTTCAAAATTATTAATAGATAATATAGATATTTATATGAAAAAATTACTAAATAAAAAATCTGAAATTAGATATAAAGAAATTAAATTATTAACTAAAAATGTAACAACATGTTTTTATTGTGGGTGGGTAGTAAGTAAAATAAAAAAAGATGAAAAAGATAATGGATTAAAAATAATAATAGAAAGAAATATAAATGAAACGGTGCAAGGTAATTATATAACATATCAAAAAAAAATAAAAAATGTATTTTATGCGAAGGAATGTTATGCAATATTAAGAAATATATCTGATGAAGATTGTTTTCTATTAGGTTTTAATTATAAAGTTCAAAGGCCTGAAGATATGATTATAAAATATTTTCCTATTCCGCCAGTAATAATTAGGCCTACATCTAAAGTAGATTTTTTATCTTCAGCAACCGCAGAAGATGGTTTAACATTAAAAATAGCAGATATTATTAATGCAAATAAAAGAGTTAGACAACAAAAAGAAAAAGAAACAATAATAAATGAAACATTATTATATAATCAAGATATTTATAATTTATTACAATATCATATAGTAAATTTTTATGATAATGATGTATCTAATTTACCTAAAACAGAATTTAAAACTGGGGGAATTGCTCCTCAATCTATATCTAAACGTATACAAGGTAAAACTGGGCGGGTTAGATGTAATTTAATGGGAAAACGAGTAGATTTTTCAGCTAGAACAGTTATTACAGTAGATCCTTATATTAATATAGATGAGGTAGGCATTCCTGTTAAAATAGCTAAAGAGTTAACTATACCTGAAGAAGTAACATATAATAATATAAAATATTTATCTAAATTAGTTCAAAATGGTAGAGATATTTATCCCGGTGCTAATTATGTTTTAAAAAGTTATCTTAAAGATGATAAAAGAAGTATACAAAAAATAGATTTAAAATATCGTAAAAAATTAACTAAAATTAGTATAGGTGATATAGTTGAAAGACATATTATTAATGGTGATTATGTATTATTTAATAGACAACCCACATTACATAAGCAGTCTATGATGGGTCATAAAATTCAAGTTATAAATAATACTAAAATAAATTCTTTTCGTATGAATGAATCTATTGCTAAACCTTATGCTGCTGATTTTGATGGTGATGAAATGAATATACATTTACCACAATCAATACAAACACGTAATGAAATAGAAAGAATAGCAAATGTCAAATATCAAATTATAATTGCTAAAAATTCAAGTCCTATAATTGGATGTGTACAAGATACAGTGTCAGGTGCTTATATGTTATCAAGAAATACCACTGTATTAAAAGGGTCTGAAATAGCTAATATTTTATGTAATACAACATCAAAAACTAAAAGACAAATTATAATGAATAAAAATTATTCAGGACATGAATTATTTAGCTATATAATACCTGAAAATATAAATATTTTTAAACAAAATTTTGAAATTATTAATGGAAATTTTATAAAAGGATATTTAGATACTTCTACATTAACTACATCTAAAAATTCTTTGACTTATACTATTTGGGATAAATATGGGCCAGATAAAACAAAAAATTTTATAGATGATACACAAAAATTAATATTAAATTATTTATTATATGAAGGTCAAACTTTAAGTTTTAAAGATTTACATTATGATGATATATTGAAACGACAAATACAACAAATAATATCGTCTGAATTAATAAAATCTAAATATAATATTACACAATTTGAAAATGATATAATTAATTTACCATTAGAATTAATAGAGACTACATTAACATCCCCATTAACACTTATACAACCACAAATAGGAAAAATTATAATGGAATATTTTGATATTAATAATTATTTATATGTTAGTGCTATATCAGGTGCTAAAGGAAGCTTAGTTAATAATGCTCAAATGGTAGGTATAGTTGGTCAACAATTATTTGAAGGTGCCAGATTTAAAAAAAAAGTTGAAGGACGAACTATGAGTTATTATCATCAAAATGATGACACACCAGAAGCACGAGGATTTATAATAAATTCATATTTAACAGGATTAACACAAAATGAAGTATTTTATAATGCTTCGGTAGCAAGAGAAGGAATAATAGATACCGCTATTAAGACAGCTACTACAGGTTATATTTCAAGACAAATAAAGAAAGGTGTAGAAGATTTAATTATACGTTATGATGGTTCTAATCGTAATGACAAAGGCCATATAATACAATTAGTTTATGGTGATAATGGTATTGATCAAACAAAACAATATGAAACAAAATTTGAAATATTAGATATGAATAATAAAGATCTAGAATTAGATTTTCAATTTACTAATAAACAAATAAATATATTACAAAATTCTAATTTTGAAAAAATAGAAGAATTTAATAATTTTTATATCAAAAAAATGAAATTGTATCGAGATAATTTACGTAATATTAGTCATAATACAATATTAAAGTTTCAATATTGTGAAGATAAATTTATGCTTCCTATTAATATAATTAGAATAATTCATGATTTTCAAAATAATAATAATGATTCAATTTATGATTTATCACCATTGGAAATAGTTACTGAAATAGAGAATTTTTTAGATAATTATGATAATAGAATAATTATTGGATATAAAAAAAATAATAAATTAATACATAATGATAATAGACAAATAAAATATCTTTTAGAAATTGCTCTATATTCATATTTAGCACCTAATAAATGTATTTTTAAATATAATTTAACTAAAAAATTATTTAAAAATATTATGATTCATGTTAATTCATCTTTTATTAAAGCTTTAGTAGAACCTGGTGAAGTTGTAGGTATTATTTCTGGTAATACTCTTGGAGAAGCTACTACACAAATGACAATGAATACAAAACATACCGCAGGTACTAAAAGTTTCCAAAATATGGGAGTTGATAGAATTCAAGAACTTCTACATTATTCAAAAAATATTAAATTGCCAATTATGCAAATATATTTTGAAGATGCATATAGCACTGATGATAATCTTATGAGTAAAATTGTAAGTAATTTTAAATTTTTATCATTAAGAGAATTAATTAATTCAAGTGAAATTTATTATGATAATAAAACTGATAATAATTATGATACACTATTAAAAAAAGATAATGTTAGTAATCCATTTTTTATTAATAATCAAAAAATAGATTTATCTTTATTACCGGTTGTATTTCGTTTTAAATTAAATATTGAAAAAATGTTAATCAAAGAAATAACTTTATTAGATATAAAAACTAAATTTATTACTTATTGGCATTCTAATTATAATAGTATTAAAAATTTAAAAAAAACTGAAAAAGATATTATTACTAAAATAAATAGATGTGCTATATTATCAAATAAAATAGATGAAGAAGAACAAATAATACATATTAGATTTAATATATCTATGTTTAATTATGATATATTATTAGAATTTCTTAGGATGATATTAGATGATATTAAATTAAAAGGTATTAATGATATTAAAGAAGTATTACTTGATAAACAAGCAAACATGTTAACATATGATAATGATACAGGAGATAAAATAAAAAAAGATAAATATACAGTATCTACTATTGGAATTAATATGGAATTATTAAGAACTATTAAAGGTATTGATATGACAAAAACACGGTGTAATGATATAGAAACTATTTTTAAATTATATGGTATTGAAGCCGCTAGGCAAATATTAATATATGAATTAATGACAACATACCAAGGTACATCTATTCATATTAATCATACACATTATTCTTTAGTAGTTGATCAAATGACTTATATGGGTGAAGTTATTGCAATTGATAGACACGGATTAAGTAAATTAGATATAGACCCATTATCACGCGCATCATTTGAAAAAACAATAAGTCATTTTATAAATGCATCACTATTTAATGAAAAAGATAATATGACTTCAATAAGTTCCAGAATTATGATGGGTAAAGTTATTAAAGGTGGAACAGGTATGTTTGATATATTATTAGATACTAAAAAAATAGAAAACTCGGAATATATAGATGAACCAATAGGTCGCGTCTCTTTCCCACCATTAAAAATGGAACCATTAATAAATGATATATTAAAAAATAATGATATACATATTAATTTTTATATTCCAGATAATATATAAAAAAAAATGATAAATATTTTATTTAAAGTATTAATATATTATACTATATATATGGCCTTTCACAGTTCAAAACGAGGACACACGCATATGAAAAAACACTTTAGAGAACGTAAATTTCAAGATCAATTAATTATACCAGATGAAAAAAAAAATCAATATTTAGGTGTTATTATAAAATGTTTAGGCACTGATGCCAGATTTTTAGTTAAAGAAATGAAAACCGAAGCAGAATTTCCAGCTAAAGTTACAGGCAAACTAATAAAAGGCCCTAGAAAACAAAAAATAGAAATTAATAATATAGTTTTACTTGTTAAAGAAAATTATAATGAAAATAGCTTACATGGACATTATTATATTGATTATAGATATTCTAAAGATGAAATTTTACAATTAAAAAAAGAATGTCCTTATATTGATGAAAATTATATATTTAATAATGAAAATAATGATGATAATATTTTATTTCAAAATTCAGATAATGAAGAAATTGATATAGATAATATTTAAAAATATTTTATTAAATGTGTAAGTTAATTATATTTGTATTATTTTATTAATGTTTTATAAAAATAATAATGAATATATTTATTTATGTAGTAAAAATTAATAATTTAAATAAACATAGTTCTTTTAAAATTTTTTAATAATATTTTTATAATTAAAGTGATTATTATTATTTTCAGAAAAATTATAAAAATTTCAGAAAAATTAAACTACGTTCCAAAATAATTTGTAAATCTTAAATTAAAATATTTTGAAACATAATTTATTTTTTTTGAAATTTTTATAATTTATCTGAATATATGACATTGTTAAGATTTAATAATTATTTTATAATTTATGAACATTTAAAATTTTATTTATTTTCTAATAGATAAGAAGACTATAAAATATAATTCATAATAATAAACATATCCTTTAAAATAAATATATAAATAATATATGATTATTATATAAAAAATAATAATATTATTTTTTATATAATAGACATATTTACCATCATCTGATTAATTTATTGTTTCTTATTAGTCTATTTAAAAATTAATAAATTAAAAAAACTAATAATTTAAATAAACAAGGTTTCCATTATTTTATTTAAATTCTTTAATGGTAATTTAAATAATTAAAGTTATTATTAAAACTAATAATTTGTGTAATATAGAAATTACTAATTAAATATAAAGACAATAATTATAATAAACATATATAGGAAGCACTATTTATTCATAATATTATTTTTAATAAGATTATAATAAATAATATACATAAATATAATCATACATATGTCTAATAATAGTAAAATAAATTGAATTAAAATTAATATATATGATACATAGTATAGTTAACTAATAGATAAGGTGGAACTTCCGATATATACCAACCATAATAATCATCAGAATTAATAACTTGAATAACAAATTTATAATTTAATGTTATTTGTGAATTTATTTGATTAGATAATGTATAATTAATTATAGATGGCTTAGATAGGTTGGGTAATGGGGTATTTGGTTTATCAATAATATAATTAACAATATATTGTTTTAAATATGTATCTGTTTGAGATAAACTATTATTTATATAATCAATATTATTTTTAGAATTTATTATAATTTTAAAATCTCTATGTATATTACTATTATACTCATCCGGAGTACTTATATCAGACCCTTTAAAAGATACTTTTTCTATTTGTATATATTTACATAAAAAATTAACATTAACATTAGAAATATGGCCAGTAATATTTATATCACACATATAATACCCTATATTATTAAATTTAAATACACTGTAACCATTTAAAATATATGTAGGTAATGTACAACCAGATTTTATATTTATAAGAGAATTTATATCATTATTATACTGTAAATTGGTATTATCTACATTATAATACTTATAATTATTAGTATTATACACATTTGTATTCTTATTAATAAATAAATAAGATATATTATTATTATCTAAAATATATAAACTTGGGGAGAATGAATTCCATGTAGGTGGTAAACTATTATTATATATTGAATAACTATATAAATAACTTTCATATGTATTCATCATAATAATATAATTATTATTTGATGTTATTAAGTTTCTTCTAATATATATATCTTCTAAAACATATAATGAAGAATTAATGGAAATTATACCATTCAATATACTATAACTAGATACATTTAATGAAGAATTAATAGATGTTATACCATTTAATATACTATAACTAGATACATTTAATGATGAATTAATAGAAGTTATACCATTTAATATACTATAACTAGATACATTTAACGATGAATTTATGGAAGTTATACCATTTAATATACTATAACTAGATACATTTAACGATGAATTTATGGAAGTTATACCATTTAATATACTATGACTAGATACATTTAATGAAGAATTAATAGATGTTATACCATTTAATATACTATGACTAGATACATTTAATGAAGAATTAATAGATGTTATACCATTTAATATACTATAACTAGATACATTTAATGAAGAATTAATAGATGTTATACCATTTAATATACTATAACTAGATACATTTAACGATGAATTAATAGATGTTATACTATTTAATAAACTATAATCAGATACATTTAAAAAAGATCTAATTGTAGATCCATTTAATATACTATAACTAGATACATTTAATGAAGAATTAATAGATGTTATACCATTTAATATACTATAACTAGATACATTTAAAGAAGAATTAATAGATGTTATACCATTTAATATACTATAACTAGATACATTTAAAGAATTAATAGATGTTATACCATTTAATATACTATAACTAGATACATTTAATGAAGAATTAATAGATGTTATACCATTTAATATACTATAATCAGATACATTTAAAAAAGATCTAATTGTAGATCC